TTAAAATTATTAAAATTTTATTAGATATAGCACAAATGGCCGAAGCCTAAAACTCAAAAAAGCACGAGAAAATCAAGATTAAAAACTAGTGTGTTATAATTAGTTTAAGTAGGAAATAATACTTAAATAAGTTTGATGCACCTAGCAGAGATAGAAAATCAAAGAGCAAAGCTTTTCTCTTTAAGAGAACGATACCTAGCTACAGGTTCGCTGTATGAGTTTTTTAAAGCGGCATGGCCTTATATTGAGGGTAACATGCCTTATGTTGATAGCTGGCATATAAGAGCAATAGCCGAGCATTTAGAAGCGGTTTACGCGCGGCAAATAAAGAAGCTGATTATTAACGTTCCGCCCCGTACCGGCAAGACCAATTTAATATCGGTAGCTTTTCCTGCATGGGTATGGATACATAACCCTAGTGAGAGGTTTTTAACTGTATCCTGCGTTAATTCCTTAAGTCTTGAGCATGCGCAGAAAAACAGAGCTTTACTCGAGAGCAACTGGTATCAGGATAACTGGGGCTATAGATTCCCTCTTCTAAAAGACCAGAACGTTAAGAGCTTTTTTCAGAATACAAAAACAGGATATAGGCAATCAACGAGCGTAGTATCTAAAACTGTCGGTAAAGGCGGTTCAATCATTATCATTGATGACCCTAACGACCCGGGTGATCTCTCTGAAATCAAACGTGAGAACGTAATTAACTGGTGGACGCAAAGAATGTCTACCCGTTCAAATAACCCTGCTAATGACTGCCGAATAGTTGTCCAGCAAAGAACACATGAGAACGATTTAACCGGCTATATCAGAAAGAACGATAGCGACAGCGACTGGGTAGAATTAGTGCTACCGCTAGAGTTTGAAGAAAAACGGAAGTGTATTACAGTTCCCCTTGGTATAGACAAGAAAGTTTGGGAAGACCCAAGAAACAAAGAAGGGGAGTTACTCAGCGCCTTACGTTTTGGCGAGAAGCAGGTAAGTGAGTTAAAAAAGTTACTTGGCTCTTATGGATATGCAGGGCAATGTCAGCAAAGACCTGCTCCAATTGGCGGCGGGATAATCAAGAAAAAATGGTTTAAGCGCTGGACTAGTCCGATTAAGCCTAAATTTGATTACATATTGCAAAGCTGGGATACGGCAATCTCTGATGAACCGAGCGCTGCATATTCTGCTTGTACCACTTGGGGAATATGGGGTGAGAAATCCGAGGATGAGTTATTTAGGATGATGCTACTCTCTAGTTGGCGGGATCGTGTAGGCTACCCGGACCTCCGGGCTAGAGCGCAGCGCTTAAGCAATGATTATAAGGATGTAGGCGATCATAAAAACCTAGTGCCTGCTCAAAGAACTGTTGATTGTTGTTTAATAGAAGCAAAGGCAACGGGCGATCCGTTAATACGTGATCTAAGGCTTGGAGGGATTCCTGCTATAGGATACACCCCCAAAGGCGATAAGAATGCAAGAGTACAGAGAGCAGCGCCGTTTATTGAATGCGGGCTTGTATATTTACCGACTGAAGAGAAAAACCCTGAAAGGCTAACTCCGTTCGCCGAGGAGTTTTTAGAAACAGTGATAACTTTTCCAAACGGGGAGTCAAAAGACCTCGTTGACTCGATGACACAGGCAATTTTGTACCTCCGAGACTTTGATGCTTTAACCCACAGGAGCGATGTTAAGGAAGATGAAACCATTACTAAATTTAGGAAATTATACTAATGGCAAAAAGAAGAAAGCAAAAAAGAAAGACTAATCGTGATTTGTCAAGGCTAGAGAGTTTAGAGCCTGAATCTATGAATTTGGCTCAAAGATTACCGATGGAAGAAGATTTGGGCATTTTACCGGAAGAAGTAGAACTTCCCGAAGCAATGGATGATCCTCTTTTATCTTTAGAAGAGCAAATTTTATCACGTATGGATAACGAAGCGGAGGAATTAGCCCCAACTGTTACTCCGTTTAATAGTAATTTTGCCGAGGAAATACCGGAAGCAGTCAGGGATAAAATAGCTGCTTACCTGGAAGAGGTAACAAAAAAAGATAAGAAAAACCGCGCACCTTGGCTTGATATAATTGAAAAGGCTAAAACTCTACTTGGCTTTAAAATTGAGGAAATACAAGACGGAGATAACGGGAGCATTCGTAAATCCAACTCTTCCATCGGAAATAGCGCGCAGGTTAAGACTTACGATACTACTTTCTCAAGCAGCGTTCTTCGGCTCTGGGCAACGCTTCGCTCCGAATTATTACCCGCTACCGGCCCTGTAGGCTTTAGAACCGATATAAGTGTGGAGGAAGACTACGAATTAAAAGGCGAGATGGTCAGGGATATTTTAAACGAGTATTTAACAGTTGAAGATAAAGGCTTTTATCCTGATTACGATCGGTTCTTGTTATATCTGATTCTTTATGGGTGTGTATTCCGAAAAATCTACTACGACCCTATTACAGGTAAACCTCTGAGCCGTTTTATCATGCCTGAGGATTTTTTATTTGATAATAACTGCTCAAGTATTACCGAATCAAATCGTCTGACCCATATTAGGTATCTCTCTAAAAGGGAAATCCTCTTTAATATGAATAGCGGGATATTTTCCAAACTTGACCTTGATTACCTAGATAACGTGGGCAGCAACGAGGGTGAAGAAGCAGAGGATAAAAATGAGCAAAAACAGGTTGATCCGACCGGTTCCCGTTTTCCTTTTTATGAAACACACGAATATCTGGTTTTAAATGATTTTTTTGATGCAAGTAGCACGTCAGAGGATTACAGCATACCTCTACCTTATGTTATTACCAGATGCGGTGTTACTAATCAGATCGTATCACTTACGCCGAACTGGGATGAAAACGATCCAACCAGAACAAGGATTAACTGCTTTATTCATTATAATTTATTTCCCGGGTTTGATGTTTTTGGACTAGGTCTTGCTCAAATCCTCGGCTCTAATTCAAAGAGCTTAACTTCCATGCAGCAAATGGCGATTGATGCAGCTATTTTCCAGAATTTCCCGGGAGGGATGAAGTCTAAGGGAATAAAGACTACTAATAATGATTTAACAATATTACCCGGGCAATTTGTAACTGTTGAAACCGGTAATTTGTCGCTGCGGGATTCAATCATGCCTCTTCCTTATAATGGGCCATCACCTGCTTTGCTTGAATATATTAACCGGATAACTACTCAGACACAGGAACTAGCGTCTGCAACTGAGATGGGGCTTACTGAAAATAATCAGAATACGCCTGTCGGTACTACCATTGCCTTGCTTGAAGTATCAAATCGGATGCAATCGGCAATAATGAGGACAGTTCATAGTAGTTTTAGTGAGGAGCTACAACTCTTTTATAAAATGTTCAATTTGCCGTCTCTACCTCTAGATAAAGAAAGCTTGAAGGTTATACCCGTATCTGATCCGTCTGTTGAATCTTCTACGCAGCGAATAATCAAGGCAGAGAGTATTTTAAAGTTAGCTAGCAGCAATCCTGAACTACATAACATGAGAGAGGTATATTTAAAAGTATATCAAGCACTCGGTATTAACGACATTGATAAGATACTACTCCCCGAAGCGCCGCCGGAGCAGCAGCAGGAGCAACCTATAGACCCAGCTTTGCAGGTTCAGATTGCAGATATTGAGCAGCGAAGACTTGAAGTAGAGTCAAAGGAACGGCTAGCTCACTTAAATATTGAAGCTGACGGCTATAAGACCCAAATGAACATTGAATTTGATAAGGCAAAACTAGAACAAGAGAAGTATTTAGCCGAGTTAAAAGCAGCTGGGCAACAAGAGCTTGCCGAGCAGAAATATCAAATTGAAGTTTTAAAACTCGAGTTAAACGAGAAAGAAAAAGTAATAGACACGTTAACCAAGGAACGGGAAATGAGTACTAAGAACGAGCTTGAATTACTAAAGCTTGAGTACAAGGCAAAAGAAGCTGAGTTAAAGGCACAAGTAGAAGCTCTAAGATCGCAAATTCCACCCGAGCCAACACAAGAGGAGATTATTTATGGATAGACAAAAAAGAGAGTTCGCTACTCGCCAAATGCAAGAGAGAGCCAGAGAAAAAGAAACAAGCTGTAATAAGTATGCTGCCGGGGGAGCTGCTAAAATTAGAAAAAACGTTGCTACCAAGAGCGGCGCAGCAGTAAAGCCCAGAAATATGGGGAGGAGCGGCAAATGAACCGAAATAATATCTATAGCCGAGGCTCTTTTACTGCCAAGGTTATAGGAAATATTGAAGCTGAAATTGATAGATACAGGAGCATTTTAAGTAATCCGGCCAGCATCTCTACGCTAGAGGATTACAAGTATCATGTCGGGGTAATTGCCGGTCTTGATATAGCTCTTGAACTGTTTAACAGACACATAATAGAGGTAAATAACAATGAATAACTGTGAAATAACCAATTACAAACCAGAAGATTTTAAAACCAAAGGAATTGATCTCCAAAGCTTTAATAAGGAAACAATGATAGAGAGATTCAAGGAAGTATCGGTTACTGGAATCAATGTATTAATTCTTATTTACAAACCGCCTGTTGAGGAGGTCACAAGAGGAGGGGTTATCATCCCGCAAACTGCCGTAAAAGACGACCTGGAATACAACTCAATGGTCGGCATGGTATTAAAGCTTGGTCCGGATAGCTATAAGGGTGATCAGTTCCCGAGCGGCCCTTATGTAAAAGAGGGAGACTGGGTCATATTCCCGCGTGGTTCATCATTGCAGTCAAAATATGAGGGTGAGCCGATAATTATGGTAGAGGATTTTAAAATCAAACTACTAGTCGATAATCCATCAAAAGTATCAAGGTAAGAATATGTTTAAAATAGATATTGAAAATACAAGCGACTTAAACGCTGCTATTCCACCTTTAAAAGAGCTGGATGAAAACAAGGATGACAAGCTTGAGGACAAAGAAGCCCAAAAGAATGTCGAAGCAACTGAGCAGGAATCGGAAAATATAGAGGATAAGAATGAAAAAATTGATATTTCTGGGGATGTTAGTGAAAAAGACGAAAAGTCTACTAAAACTTCTGTCTCTGAAAAAGACAGAGAAAAATACTGGTCTAAATTAAAAAAAGAACGTGAAGAAAAAGCGAAGCTTACCGAGCAGCTAGATCAGTTACAGCAGGAAAAACTGCAAATGGAGCAGTTGCTCCGCCAAGCTATAAATACTGGTTCTACCCATTATAAGAACAATGTTGCCGGCGAACTTGAAATGGCTCAGGCAAGGTTGCAGTTGGCACTGGAAAGCGGTGATGCTGCCGGGGTTAGCAGAGCTACAGCTGAGATTTCAAAGGCAACACATGCTTTGAATGAAGCCTCAAGAATAGCAAGTTTTCCCAAAGAAGAATATTCCGAAGAACATCTTAATCAGGTTCGGGCTAGAGAATATGAGGATAGATTATATAGCTGGCTTGAAAGCAATCCCGAAGTAGATAAAAACGCCCCTGAGTATGATGAGAAGCTAGCTACATCAGTATTATCCTTTATTAAAAGACTAGATCGCAAATACCAGACTACCAATAAGGAACATCTAATAGGTTCTGGTAGTTATTACAGCATGATAGATGAGTATATCGACAATTTAAAAGCACAGGATACGACTACAACTCCTGCCAAACATTTTGGGGCAGTTCGCAGCCGTGCTCCCATGGAAGGGGTTCCTGATCCAAAAACAAGGGAATTAAGCGATAGAGAGAAAAAGGCGGCGCTTGCCTTTGGTATGTCTTATGAGAGATATCGTGAGCTTCTAGATAAACATAATAAGGAAATGAGGTCAAAAAATGGCAATTAAATATAAACAAGACAAGAATAATGAGTTTAAGTCCGTAGATAGAGATATTAGGGAACATGATCTTGAAAACAATGATTTTGATTTGATGTTCACTGATTCAACCTGTCCTTTCAAGGCTTTAATCGAGGAAATAATGCAACCGGGGGAAGAATATTACTTTGCCTTTAATAGCCCTGAACGTATTAACAGGCTACTCGCAAAGAAGTGGTATATCGTATCTCCTGATAGGCTTAAAAACAAACGTACTTATAGAGGGGACTTAAGATCGGAAAATGATTGTATTACTACCGGTGATACTATCTTACTTGCAAGAGACGAACGTTATGGGATTAAAGAGCAGGAATATTACGAAAACAAGGCTATAAGAGTAATGCGTGATACTTTGCAGAAAGTACAAACGGACATCTATAATCCGGTCATGCCGTTTTCAGACAGGGCAATGTAGGATATTATGTCTTATTCTAAAATCATACTAGATAGCGACATTAAACTATCCTGGCCTTATCCCCGCACTGAAGGGGAGATTGCCAGTGACATTAATAATGTGATTTCTGAAAATGATGCATATACAATTACTTTGCCGCCTGCCAATACTGTAGAAACCGGTACTAGCCTGTTGTTTAATAATGTCGGACAAAAAGACTTTACCCTCTTATATAATGACGGAACGCCGTTAACTAACGTAATTATTCCAGGGGAAGTAATACAGATATATCTCACTGAGAATCTAACTAGCACAGGAGTATGGCAGGTAATACCTTTTGGGGGTGGTAGCAGCGGTATAGTAAGCTTTTCTACAGAAAGTCTGAATAACAGTTTACAGATTACAAATTCGACTGTTACTCCTCCGACCGGTAACATTATTTTTAAAATTGCCGATTCGTTGAATAATTTAAATAATCTAACTACTCAGGTACAGAATGGGTTTTTAGTAATAACCGGTAATAGTCCATTAAGTTTTGTAACTCGAAAGATAGGAGGCGGCTCTAATATAAATGTACAAAGCGGTGATGGGGAAACAAATGACGTAATTATCAATTTAGCCGACTCTCTAGTAGGATTATCCAGTATTAATGTCGGTAATCTCTTGATCTCGGTAAATACCATTACTACCGCAAGTGGTGATCAGGATATTAACCTTGCTACTGTAGATGATGGAGTAATTAATTTAAACAGTACTCAAATTGACAATGTCGGTAATATGAGCATACCGGGGAAGATTATAAATCCTGCTACTGCTAAAGCTTATTGTTTCTTTTACGATAATAATGCTCCAACTAATAATATCCAGATAGAGAGCAGCTTTAATATAGCATCGGTTAGCGGAGCGCAAGGGTCATATGTTATAACGTTTGCTACTCCTTTTCCTGATGGTAATTATGCTGTATTACCAGCATTAGCACGCGGAACGGAAGTAATAGCGCCGTTTCAGGTGTTCTTTAGGTCTAGGTCAGCTACTGAGGTTATCATTTTTGCAACCGATACGCTGGGCAATTTGCTTCCTGTACTCGATGGCGTATCCGTCGTGGTATTTGGTAGTTAATTTTTAAAGAATTTAATCGAGATAATATGTTATGTATGAATATCAAATAGAAGAAATATTTTTACACTCAGAGGGTTATGCAGAAGTGAAAATCTCCTTAGACATTGAAAGGAAATACAAAATAATATTAAAGTTTACTAAGGGTTTTATTGAAGATTTTATTTTAGGTGTTGCTTCGGAAGAAGAAGTTAAAAGCAAACTAGAAAATTTATTGTTAAATAAGGATAAGTTTTTATTAATTAGGTTAGTTAGACTAGCACTTGGCCACCCAATTATAAAAAAACAATTGCGAACCAATCAAAATGGAATATTCGGTATTGATTTAATAAAATGGCAAAAAATAATGGACAGGATAGAACAAGAAGAGCTTGAAGCAATACTCGCTCAAGGGCTTGAAGATATTTAAACAATCCTAAATTAGTAGTACGATTTGCAAAAGCAGTAGTCCTTTTGCTATAATATAATTAGATAGAAAAAAGTCATGACTAGACTTAAAAAGGTCGTAGTTTGTAGCTAAATCTTTTTCTGGAAAAGCTACCTCTGTCATCGCAAGACACAAAAAGGCTAGTTTTGAAACTTATCTATAACAAAGTTTATCGTCATAACTAGACGTTAAAAGGTCTCCTGAGCTTGAATTAGCTTATCTTTTATAACAATTAAGCATCGCTTTGAATTGTTACGTATTTTTAATACTTTTTAATAAATTTTAAATTAAAAGAGGAAATAATTATGTCTAATGGCATTAACGCCCCTTATGGATTGCAAATAGTTCAATCTCAAATAGGAAACGGCGGAACACAAAAACTAGGTCAATACTTTATTTATGCATCTGATGACGGCTTAACTACTTATAATGGTAATATTTTTCAAGGGGACTTAGTAAGAATGAAACCACCTGCTGATACGATTCCCAATTCTATTGCAGGAGGAACAGGTACTGTAGTTGCAGGATATACCCCTGTTGCAAACAATCCAGCTACTCCAGTTACAGGAATACCTGTAGGAATTTTTATAGGTTGTGAATTTACGGATGCCTTAACTGGTTATCGAGTAAGTTCTGATTACTGGCCGGCAAGCAGACAAGTTAAAAAAGGAACAAAAATCATTGCTTGGGTTAATGATGACCCAGAAGTAGTATTTAAAGTTCAGATTTCTACTTCAACAAATAATGCTATAGCTGCTGCACAAGGTGGTGTTTATGCACCTTCAGTTTTTCAATCAGCTTTTATTGGTCAAAATGCTTTCTTACAAGTAGGTGGAACTCCTTTTAATGCTCCAGTTGGTGCAGTTCCTACAAATAATCCAGCAACAGGTAATACTACAACTGGACAATCTGCTTATTACTTAGATGGTTCAACTATTACAATAACTGCATCAGGAGGCGATGGTAATATAACTAGGGAAATTAAAATTCTTGGTTTAGTTCCAGAATTACAGACGAATGCCAATCCAACGAACTTAATACAAGGTGTTAGTATGCCTTTTATTGATGTTCTATGTAAATTCAATGTACATATTCATGGTTCTACAGGAACTCCAGGAGCAAAATTAACTGCATAAGGTAAGATCATGTCTATAACTACAACAGGCAATATGCCGTATCTTTTAAAGGAAGGATTATATCTACCGAAAGAGAAGAAAAAAACACCTGTTAAGGCAGGATCAGTAAAGAAAACTAACACTAAAAATAAAGGTAATTAATTATGTCTATTATAACAACCGGTGATATTCCAAGTCTGCTTTGGCCGGGTCTTTATGAGGTAAAATCTCAATATGATCGGTTTAAGGGGGAATATACCAAAATCTATGAACAATCTAACTCTGTCAAACATACCGAAAGGATGGTTGATATTAGAGGAACAGGTTACGCTCTTGAGAAAACCCAAGGTGCTCCTATTAAAATGGATAGCATGGCTGAGCGGTTTATTTATGAATTTGTCCACCGAGAATTTGCCCTCGGTTTTCAGATCACCAATATTGCTATGGAAGATGATCTTTATGCCGATCAGTTCTTTAATGGGACTAAATCGCTTACTACTTCTTATGAACAAACCAGAGAAGTAGTAGCCATGAACCCTTTTAACCAGGCGTTTAACGTAGCAGCAGTGCAAAGTAACGGACAACCTCTTTGCTCCGGTTCTCAACCTTATGATGGGGGTGTTTATTCTAACCGCGTTGGGGCATATAACGGCGTTAATGTTAATGTCGACTTTAGTGAAGCAGGCGTTGAACAGGCAGTAATACTTGCCGGTAAAATGAAAGATCAGGCAGGGTTATTAATTAATGCTCAAATTGAGAGATTGTTACTTCCACAAGACTTAATGTTCTCGGGTTGCAGGTTACTTGAGTCCGTATTTAGAACAGGAACGGCTAATAACGATATAAATGCACTTTATAACATGAAGGCTATTCCGCAAGGTTATGAAGTAAGCCATTTCCTAACAAATCCTAGCAACTGGTTTGGATTAACTAATGTTAAGGGAACTCGCAAGCATTTTGTAAGACGTCCGCTGAAAGTAAACGTTACAACCGATCCTGTAACTGAAACCATGTCAGTGCTTGCATCAGGCCGTTATTCTTTTGGCATGTTTACTCCTCTTGGGGTAATTGGCGCTCAAGGGTCAACAGCTTAATTAAAAAAAGAAGCACTTAAAATTAAAGCTTAAGTGCTTCCTGTTTTGTAAAAGAACTTAAAAATTAGGAAATTATTATGTCCCAATTTCGTGAATATAAATGGCCAGTTCTTGTGGGAAATGGAATATCACTCACGCAAGCACCAGTGGCAAATACTCCGCTACTGTTAAATGGTTCTTATGTAAATAAAACTACAGGAACAGTTAGATGTGTTGATGATTTTGGTATTGTCCCAAGAATTACGCTTAGTTCAAGTGCTAATCTTTCTGCTATTAATTTTCTTATTACCGGTTATCAGAATGGGATTTTTATTAGTGAAACCTTAGCTGGGCCAAATTTAAATACAGTTACAAGCATCAACTGCTTTGATAGCATAGATAAAATAATTCCAAATACTACTAGCCCAAATACTCTTTTAGTAGGTTTTTCTAATACAGGTTATTATCCGATTATTCCTTTGAATATACTAAGATCAGGCGCAGGCACTTTTTCCTTAAACGCAATAGCAGCAGCTGAGAATCCTCTTACTTATCAAGTTTTCATTTCATTGAAGGATTATATAGGAATAGGTAAATACGATGATTTGAGTACTGCTCCAAGTGTTGGTAGTACTGGTACCGGTAATTTTGCAAGCCTTGTTAGTAGTCGCACAGCGTCGTTCTTTGCTCAGTATAATAATATAGGAGCTAACTTACTTTTTAAAATTGGCACAACTTCTACTGGGACTAATCCTGTTAGGGTTCAATTTTTACAAGTTTAACTAAAAAGATGGTATCTAAATGCCGGCAACTAGTGGAAGTTATAGCTTTAGCAACATAAAAGCAGAGCTGATTATCAGAAAGGCTTATGAGTTAATCGGTATGCCCCTTAGTATGGTAACTGCCGAGCAATATAATTCAGCACTTAATATTATCAATTTTATTTTAAGCGATTGGACTAACTCCAATGTCAACTTATGGACATTAAAATTAAATCCTGTTTTTTTAACTCCGGGGCAAGCATCCTATCCTTTACCGAGCAACATTACTAAAGTATTTCAAGTATTCCTAAGAAGTAACACAAGACAGAATTTTGGCGGTACTCCGAACAATGGAGGATATGGAGGAGTAGCGGCTTATGCGTTTGATGGTAATCCTAATACTGCTTGTACTCAAGACCAGGTAAACGGCTTGATAGGTTATGCTTATTCTACTCCCCAAGTGATTAAAATTCTAGGCGTGCAATCAAATGTAGATAGGGAGTATAGCTTAACATTTTCTGGCCAGAGTAGCGATTATCAAACGATTTATTATGCTAAGACTATTCCTAAAACCTTATATAAAAAAGGTATTACGCAGTGGTTTCTGCTGGAAGATAATTTAGCTTTGTGTCCCTATTATCAGATACAGGAAACAGCAGGAGCTACCCTTGATATCTCGGAAGTCTATTTTAACAACCAGTTACAGGATACTACCATGAGCGAGGTATCCAGATATGAATATCTATCTTATCCCAATAAATCGCAAATCGGTAGACCTACCATTTACTACGTTGATTACCAGAGGACTCCATCTCTCTATATATGGCAGACTGCTTCTCTTGCGTATAATTTAATAATGTATAGCGGTCAAAGCAGTATAGAAACTCTAGAGAATTACACGCAAGGCATTGATATTCCGGCATATTTTTATACTCCTTTAATATATGGGTTAGCAAGCATGCTAGCAGCACAATACGCCCCTGAAAAAGAAGAAGGTTTAAAAATGAGATATCAGGAAACGCTGAGTCCGGCAGTAATTAATAATACGACAGAAGTCCCGCTTAAGCTGGAGGTATATAGTGACTAGTTTAAAGAACACTCCTGTAAATACGCAAATGGGAGATTACGTTAGAAAGGATGTAATTGAACCTATTGGCACTTGCGATTATTCGGGTTTTCCTTTTAGCAGGTCTGATCTAGTTAAGCAATATGAATGGAGGGGTAATCAGTTAGTCTGGACAGGGGCAATAGTAGGACGTCCTTTTGTTGATGAGCCAAACGAGCAGAATAGACCACCACAAATAAAAGGTGATCCAAAAGCCGTACAAAATCCTCGCCCATTTGGGATAGAGACGCCGCAAGGCCCTGAGGCAACTGGTAATAGTTCTCCTGCTATTTTAGAAAATATCAACTTTACAAGTGATGATATACCCCCTGTTTTGCCTGATTTTGCTGGTCAGAGTGTTAGTAAAATAGACACACAAGAGCGTTTAGAATCATTGCACCAAATTAAGTTCTAAAGTAATGACTAATAATTTTAATCCGGGTTTTGATAGGGAAAAGGCAGCTTTTATAGCACTAGCTAATAGAGGTGAGGGACTTACTCCAATTAATTATTTATATGCAAAAGAAGCTAGTTTTGAAAGTATTTTGTCTCCTAATATTACCGGCGGTACTGCTGAGCTTTATACAATATATGCAAACGGCATTAACTCTGCCAGTATCACTAATACTGAAGATATTATTACCAGTAGGCTAAAATGGAATAATCCATTTAATGATTATTACGTTGGTTTTACTGCTCCTGAAAAACTGACTCAAAACACGATATGGAGATTACCGCTAGGAGATGGAAAGGACAAGCAGGTATTAGCTACTGACGGTAGCGGTGGATTATCTTTTATTGATGTTGTACAAGGTGGGGGAGCTCCAAAAGATGCTACTTTCATCATACAAACTCAAAATGATAATTTACCTAATGCACAAGTTCTGGAAGAGCTTGGAACGGGCATAACTAAAATTGTAGTTGGCGGAGCTTTTGCTATTGCAATTAGCGGTCAGGATTATGCAACTAGCGAGCAGTTAGAGGAAATAAGAGATCAATGCCAAGAATATGCTAATAGCGCAAAGAGTTCCGCTGATTCCGCAAAGAATTCTGCTGACTATGCAAAAGAACGGGCGCAGGAAGCAGAAAATGCCGCCGATAATGCAAGAGCTTCTGCAATTGCTGCAGAAACTTTTTCAACAGATGCAAGAGCTTCTGCTCTTTCGGCCGCTGCCTCTTCTGCCTCTGCTAGTGGTTTTGCCGGAGCTGCCGGAGCATCTGCTGCCGCTGCTGCTATTTCTGCGACTGCTGCATCTGCATCTGCTGCTTTAGCCGCCGATAGTGCCGTAGAAGCAAAAGAATATCTAGATACTCTCTTGAGTACTGAGTTACAACTTCAAGGGGATATAACTGGTAGCGGATTATTAAATGACTCAATTATTACTACTTTTAAACCTAATCCGGTATTTACCGGTAATGGATCAATGACTATGCCTTCAGGTAATAACACTCAAAGACCAGTTACCTTAATTCCAGGAATGATCAGGTTTAACACTTCACTATGATTTTATGCTAAAATTAACTTAACTTAACTTAACAATTGAATAAATAAGAGATTTAATATGACAGATACACTAATTGACAAAAATCTTCGAGGACCTTTACCTTCTCCAGTTGGTAAACCAGAAATCACTGATGGAACAAACTGGTTTACACTTGCTACTGAAAACTGGGTTATTAATCGAGAAGGACTAGCCCCTGCTCTTGCAGCTAGTACCCTTAATTTAAACGCTGCTTATGCTAACGGCACTAATGGAGTTGGTGCTACCTTAACTAATTCAGGAACACAAGTAACCTTTTCTATTGATGGTACAACTCCTGCTGTAGGTAGTCGTATTCTAATTAAAAATCAAACAAGTACTTTTCAAAATGGAATATATGCGGTAACTAATGCAGGCTCAGCTTCTACAAATTGGGTGTTAACAAGAGCAACTGACTTTGATACCGCCTCCCAAATGACTCAAGGAAAAACTATCGATGTTATTACTGGTACTGCAAATGCTGCCTCAGGATGGATGTTAACATCTGCCTCTGTTACTGCCGTTGGTACTAGTGCTGTTACTTTTACAAGACTTTCAAAAGGAACGGGAATAGATAATATTTTAGGAGTTAATAATGAAATAATTGTTACCATTAGTAATGGAGTTGCAACAGTTAGAATAGATAATAATCCTGTAATGCCTGGTAATGCAAGTATAACAATTCCAGTCGGTACTACCGCTCAAAGACCACAAACACCAAATGTTGGTGCGCTTAGATTTAACACTAGCCTTACTTAAACTTAAAGGAATTCTTTGCGGGAAAGGACAATTTTTCTCGCAAAGGGAGTCTCTAGCTCTTTGTTTATAACAGCTACAGAGAGTAAATTATAAATGACTAAAAAAGAGATACACAATGAGAATGGAATATACTGATGGAGTTAACTGGGTTAGTGTACCTAATACTCAAGACATTATCTATAGTAACGTGCCAAGAGGGATAGCAGCTACAATCGAAAGTAATACTCTATTTAGTACTTCTACTAATCCCATAAAAATCCCTACAACAGGTGATGCTCCCGGTTTCTTGTATGATTTTACTTATCCAGTTAGAAACAGACTTAACTATACCGGCATACCAACTATTAGCGTTTTGGTAAACTTACAAATTTCATTAAGAGTTGAATCTAGTACTCCTAATCTAAAAACCAGTCTCTATATCTATAAAAATAATGGAGCAATACCAGCTGGAAATACTATTGTTAATATACCTGCAACTTTTTCAGAAACTCAAATTAGTACTCAGGCATTCGTGCCAATGTCAACAAATAACTATGTAGAGGCTTGGATTAGCACCTCTCAATCGGCTTCTGTTAGATTGCAATCTTTTACAATGACTGTATTAGGATGTGGAACATCACTTTAAAAAAAGGAAATAAATAATGTCAAACAAGAAGTTTCTGGATTACTTCGATAAAATACTGGAGAATTAAAATGAATGGCTTTTTAAAAGATATAAATAATAACTTAAATGATCTAAAATTAATCACTAGTACTCAGCTCGATTTGTCATATTTTAACAGTTTGGCAAAAGACGTTTTTAATGACTCTACTATATACGCTAATATACAGGCTGACGTTCAATTCATTAATCAAATCGGAGGACAAATCTTTAATTATTTCACCGGTTCTGATCCAAAAACACAGCAGGTATGGTTCATAGCTTTAGCATCGGGAATTACAAAATCAATCAATGATGCTAATAGCCTTATTAAGAAAATTCCACCAGATCATCCAAAAGGACAGGATTTAACAGTAATACTTAATGTCTTGATATCGGATTGCCAATCAATTGAAAAGATTATACCCCTAGAACAAAATCAAAAAGACGATGAATAGTAATAAGGTTGATAGGATTCTTTCTTTTGATGGAGGCGGTATAAAAGGCTTATTTTCTGCTTATTTCATGAAATTTTTTTGTCAGGATGCAGGCATTCCAGGCAACAAAATCCATGAGCATTTTAGTGTAATTAGCGGAACAAGTATAGGCGGTATTCAAGCCCTAGCATACGCAACCGGTTATAGCCCAGATGATATGATTGAATTGTTTTTGTCCCAACAAAACCCTCTAAATGATGGTAGTAGTAACAAAAATAGTATATTTTATCCTCCGGTCTCAACTATTCAAAAAATCAATACTATTCTATACGGCGACCAGACATGGTATCAGAATAGCAATTTAAAAGCCCTGCTAAATACAAAATTTGGGCAAGCTAAAATGTTTCAGTTAAAAACCAACGTACTCATTCCAACTGTTAAAATATATACAACACAAATACCAGATGTTGGAACTGATATTAAAGCCTATCGTCCTACTTTATATTCTAATATGCGTTTTAATGGACTTGAAGGACAGAATTATCTTGTGCAAAATGTAGCTTTAGCAACAAGTGTTGCTCCTATTTACTTTCCAGCCGTTAATATTCCAGAAGATACTACTCCAAATTCTCAGTTCATTGATGGTGGAGTGTTCCAGAATAATCCAACTGCTCTGGAATATGCTTTAGGCAATGCTCTTAATCCTATGAGTAAGCGTGTTTGCGTTCTATCAGTTGGCACAGGGCTTGGTACAGTTGGTTTATTCGATCCTGTTCCTGTCCCTCCTCCTACTCTTCTTCAAGAGTTTTTTAATGAATTTAAAGAATTTCTAATATCACAGAAAAATTATACTAAAAGAAAAACAGACTTGTTAGTTAATTCAATCATTCCTAATTTTGAAAATATCTATCTACTTCTTGATCTACTTTCTTTAGGAATAAGCGGACCTCAGGAGGCCATCAATAAAATGTTAAGCTGGCTTTCTTTGTACGGAGCTAAAATAAGTAATAAGGACTTATTCTATTATCGATTTAATACAATTTATAATCCCGAACAAAATACAGAACTTGATAGCACTACTGCCGACTCTCTAAATTATATAAAAACCGCCGCAGAACAACAATACAATCGAGATGCTTTAAAAATTCAGGCTTTTATTCAAAAATGTAAATTTTAAAAATAATTCCGTTTATACGATTTTTAAGAGTTATAAATACTTTGTGTTATAATAAAAAAGAAAAAGGAAATATATGGCAGACTTATCAAATATTACCGCTTTAAGTGGTCTTACTATTACCAGTGATCAAACTACAGGGACTAATAATCCTAATGCTACTTTTGCTGTTAGTAGTGTTACAACTAGCCAAAGAGATTTATTACAAAATGTTACTCCTTACGTAGTAAATGGAGCAACAGTTAGAATAAAGGAAGGAACTATCATTTTTAATATCAGCGTTGATAAATTACAAATGTTTAGAAATGGAGTATGGGAAAGTGTTACAACAAATATAAGTACTGCTGCCGGAGCTGGGTTATCTTCATCTCCTTTTTCCATTCCATCCGGTACAAAAGGAAATGTTGAGGTAGCTGCTAATCAGGAGAATGGATTTATTTATTATGATACTACTACCAAGCAAGCAAGAGGACGTATTAATGACCAATGGATGACTTTATTTACTGTTGCTACAACTGCTACCGGCGCCGGTCTTACTAACGGAGCTCCTTTTGTATTTCCATCTGGGCAGGCTTCTTCGGTTGAAGTTGCTGCTAACCAAGTAAACGGATTTACTTATTACGATACCACAAGTAACACATTAAAAACTAGAATTAATGGAGCCTGGAGAACTGTTACTACTGCCTAAAGTTAACAAATGAATTATACTACTCTTTTAAACCAGATAATAGCTTATGCCAATAGAGGAGGTAGCATTGAATTTGCTGCTGCCATCCCCTATTTTATTGAGATGGGACAGCAGAAAATCTGGAAAGAGCTAAATACCACAGGTTTTGAAAAGGCAACAGAAGTTAGTAAGTTTCAAGCAGGTGTTGCCACTATTAAAAAACCTGCTGATTGGCAGGAAACTATCTCAATAATTTATGGTTCGGAAGACATGCTTCTTCTAAATAGCGTTGTCCTATTTCCTAGAAGTTATGAGTTTTGTATAAATTACTGGCCAAACGTTAATTCAAGCGACCCTGCCAATCCTCCTTTGTTTTATTCTGATTATCGATCAGCAACCGAAAAGACCGATCCTTATAAGTATTATTTGATTGTTCCAACCCCGGATAAAGCATATACCTACCAAATAACTTACATAGGAAGACCCAACTTGATTACCAGTGATAATCAAACAAACATACTAACGGACTACTACCCTGATCTTCTATTTTACGCCGCCTTTTTAGAGGCTCTTATTTATTTAAAGGATGATCAGAGAATGCCTGTCTATACAAAATTATATCAGGAAAGCTTAACTGCTTCTAATAACCTGACAAAAGATCGTTATATCGATCGCAGCGTAAAAAGAGATATAGGGTAATTTATGGCTACGCAAAAACAGATGTTTCCTATTATCTATAAGCCTGGAATACTCCGTGATGGTTCGCCTTTTCAAGGAAGTTACTGCATACGGGGGCAATGGGTCAGATTTTTTAGAGGCCAGCCTCAGAATATCGGGGGAATGAGAAATTATGTAATATATCAACAAGGTATACCTCAGATTTTACCTCCCGCTTCTATACCGACTAATTGTATTATATACTATGACAGCAAGGGTGATAAGCATACCTTATTAGGAATTTCTCCCACTTATGGACCAGACTTATCTAATGTGATAGATGTTACTTATACAACTAGCGGGGCTCAAACTTTTACTTATGGTTCCACGTACACTAATCCTACCAATACCTTGACCCAATTTGTGGTAGTAATAAGCATTATCAATAGTATTCCAACACAAATGGTATTATGTCTGGGTATGAAAAACTACACAGATATTAATAGCAGTGAAGCTATTTCTACCATCTTGGCAAAGGAATCTACCGATGGTTTTTTTCAGGTGAATTTTCCTGATTTTGTTTTACAGGAAGCAACAGGCGGAATGCTTTACGTGGGAAGTAGATTATTTTACTACGGCAACAATGGCCTAGTTAGGTGGTCTTCAATTGCTCAAAAAAAGTCAAGCGAGGAGACACACTTACAAAAGCCTTTCCTGTTTTTTAAAAACAAATATTCTATCAATATTAGTACCGATAAAGTAATCTATGGTGCAGAATGGCGAGGAGGGGTAAATGCACCGACAATAATCTTCTGGACACTCGGCTCAGTTGTTCTTATTAGCAATACTACGGGTAGCAATAATCAGGCCACTAGCGATCCTGATGACCTTTCTTTTAGCAGAAAGGTATTATCAAGAGATAGCTCCATTTTATCTTCAAATAGCGTAGTTGAATATGACGGAATATTCTACTGGCCGGGAACACAAAGATTTTTTGTATTCAATGGCGTAGTTCTTCCGCTTGAGAATAATCTCAATCGTCAGACCTTTTTTGATACTATTGATATGAGTAAACGTCAGAGGGTCTTTGGCGTCAAAAACGTAAGCAGAGATGAAATCTGGTGGTTCTACCCTGAAAAAGGAAAAGATGCCGATATTGGATGTACCAGAGCCGTTATTTACAATGTTGTAGATAATACCTGGTATGATACCAGCATTGAACGGGCGGCCGGTTATTTTGATAATACCGGAGGTAATATGTACACTGTTGGTAAAAATTTGAGTCCTTACGAAGGTGATAATAACAATTATGTCTGGGAACATGAAGTCGGAAACGATCAGGTCAATCTTTATAAGGAAGTAGATCAGCAGGTTAAACCAATCCCATCCTTCTTTACCACGCCTATAATTTCTTATGCTACCTTTAATCCACAAAAACAGGTAGCAGGTATTGATTACAACATAGGTATAGAGAGGATAGAGCCTAACATTGTCGGTACAAAAAAAATAAAAATGACTGTTAGCATCAATACATATGAATATCCCGCAAGTGCTCCTGTAACAGCTACTTATGACCTGACCACTGATGGAGAGGAAAATACTGTGAGACCTGCTATTAATGAACGCAAACAAGGAAGAAATATTAATTTTACCTTCAAATCAGAAGGTATCGGCTCTGGTTATCAGATGGGAACTACCTTTGTTTTAGCTGAAATAGATGACGGTAGGCCATGATTAGCGTCTATCCCAAATATATTAGCGTTAAATACTGGGCAGCTACTGTTTGCGATGATTACTCGGATTTTCCTCTTCCCATCCTTCATGATGAAACAAAATGGGCAGCATGGGCGCAGAACTTAATCAGTATCGAACCGTTTATGATTGCCGGAGTACCGAGTCCATATAAAGACGTTCGTAAAAAGGATGGAGAACTTGCCTTTAAAAACTGGGAAGAATGGGCAAAAAAAGCCTATTTGGTTATGCTTGCCCAGGATAATAATTCTTTTTAGTAGTTATAAACCTAATTCACTATGAGAACCAAGACGCACCAATTCCAAAACATTGTCATCAATTTTTCTATAAATTAGCACTAGATCAGGTTTGATATGACAATCTCTAAAATCCTTTAAGTTACCATTAAGAGAGTGGTCGTGCATGCTTTGTGGTAATGGTTCGTCTGTAGTCAATAGTTGAAACACTATAAATAGCCTTTCTTCAAGATCAGTTCTATGTTGCCCTCGTTTTTCACGCTTAAAATCACGTTTATACTGGGCAGTAGGCTTAATCGTCCGCATTTAGTTCGTCAAACAAATTATCTAAAGTGCAGGTAGTTATAAATTCCCCTCTTCTAGCAGCTTCTATAGCTTGCATTGTTGTAGCGTTAGGGACAAGAGGTTCAAACGGCAATCTTTTTTCACGAGCAACTCTGACTAGCATCATACGTAAAGCATCAGATACACTAAGACCTATTTCAGACAGCACAATAGCAGCTTCTTCTTTTATCTTTTCATTTATGCGAGCACGCACAATAGAATTATTAAGCATAAAATTATTATATTTTTATTATTTATAGCTACATTGTAGCACAATAAATATTCTTTACAAGCTAAAACTTACACGATTTTTTAAGTCTACAGCTATTTCGTGATATAATAAAAAAGAAAAAGGTATTATGAAAATGGCAGCTCTTATTTTAATAATTGTCATCGGTGTTGGCTCAGCATATTTTCTTGGCCATGACAACCCTGTCGAAGAAATGGCAGAAAAAGTCATAGAACAACAAACAGGAATAGATATTGATTTAACGCCTAGTAGCAAAGAAAATTCCAAGTGAACAATTTAACAGTCCTGGCTCTGGACCTTGGTACTATTACCGGCTTTGCTACTTGCGATTTATCAGGCAACATAACTTCTGGCACTGCCAGTTTTAAAACCGGCAGATTTGAAGGAGGAGGCATGCCTTTCTTACGTTTTAAACGATGGCTTACCGATTTAAAGGCGAATTTAGGAGTAATTGATGCGGTTTATTTTGAAGAAGTAAGAGCCCATAAGGGTGTTGATGCTGCCCATAAATATGGGGGATTCGTTGCTCATCTGACCAGCTGGTGCGAACATCATGGGATACCTTACTCGGGCATACCTGTTGGAACAATTAAGAAGCATATTACTGGCAAAGGAAATGCTCCTAAAGAGTCCGTAATAACTGCCGTGAAAAACAAAGGATTCGCTCCCATAGACGATAATGAGGCCGATAGTCTTGCTCTGCTTGATTTTGTGTTAAGCCGTCAATAAAAACTAAATGTTTTAACTAGTAATCACCAATGCCTATTTCCTAGGCGTTATTCGTAAAACCTTAAAAAGCTTATTTCCGGCAAATATAATTCACAAAGTTATCAAGATTTTTTGTGGATTGTTTAGTCTAAATATTTGATACTAGTTGCGTATACCTTTTCGCCTTTGGTAGCAGGGAAATACTCTACTTTCTGATTCTTTTGGATTTCTTCTATACCAGACTTCTTTAGTTCGTTCTCATGGAAGAAAACATCTTTTGAACCATCATCTGGTTTAATAAATCCATATTTACTATCGGTAGAATAAAATTTAACAACCCCTCTTTTCATGAATATAACTTCATTAGTTAAATATCTACCCAAAATAGCAAATTTTATTCCTGATTGCCATTTAAAACGTTATATAAAGTAGGAAAATAATTAGGCTTACTATACACAACCGGTTCTCTTGTTAATAATGATTTAGCATATATAGGGTCGGTTAAGGCTTGTTCTAGTATGTTATAAGTTGTATTTGGCCGAGTAAGCCCTGCTATATGATTCTTAAATGGAAGCCCTGGGACATATTTTGCTAGTGCTAATGGCTGGGATACTTCAGAACCTAAATAACCTCTTACCATCTCTTGCAGTTGTTGTTTCGGCATCGTAGCAGAACCAAAAGTAGAGTTACCCCTGCTAACTGATGATCTATTTTGTAGATATTCATTAATTTGCTTAAATACCCCTAGTTCTTCAGGAGAATAGATAGCATCAAGTTTATGCCCTCGCTCTCTTAAAAAATGACTCGATTTATCATAAGTCGGTAGTCGTCCTTCTTCGGAAATTTCTTTATTAAGGTATTTATCCCTAAAATAAGCTTTAGTTAGTTTTTCTGCCGGTGTTCCTTTTACCTGCCCCATATAATTAGCCACACTAGCCTTAGGTGATGACATGATATTGCGAGCTAAATCATCAACAGGAACTCTATATGCATCCCATTCATCCTTTGATACAAATTTTTTAAGTAGTCTATCTCTATTGATTTTATTAATCTCTGGTGAATACTCCCTGTAAACTTGTCGATGAGCTAATCCTTCGGGCGTTGCTTCCAAATCTGCTTCTAAAGCTTTTTTCTGTTTTGTATAATGTCTAATTAGCGAATCATTACCACCCTTTGCAGACCTTTTTAATTCGGTAATATTATTAGCTATTTCAGTAATTGCCTTATCAATATGACCTGGCCTATAATGTCCGCTTTCTAAAGTAGTAATTTTCTCTTTTAAGCCACTAATTTTTGCAATTTTTTTGCGAAAACCAGGCATTAATTCATTTAGTATTTGATCCTTAGCTTGAAAACTTAAACCGGGATAATCCTTTTCTACCTGCGTGATTATCTTATTTACTTCTTTTTCAAGCTCTGTAAGTTCAGTTTTAGATTTCTCTGCTAGCCTTTGATATTTATCAGGTAACAAGGATTTATTCTTATTTAAGCCCTTTTCTATATCACCGAGCTCTTTGGCTATAGCCTGCTCCGTATAACTATTTAAATTTTCAGTAGGATATAAATTAGGTGATTCTTCCAGTTTTGCATACAATGGACTTGCCGCTTTTTCTCTCGCCTTTTCTAACTTAGCCAATTTTTTACTAATTACTGCTCTCCCTGCTTCTCCAACTTCTATAGGCGAAGGATTTGACTCACTGCCGATGTTATTTAGTTTGTTTCGTAAAATCTCATCATTAGCAGTCATTTTACTCTGTATTCCAGTAAAATTTGGAGCATAAGCATTATGTAAATTTGATATATCCTTATTTAAAGCTACTTCTGCCGTAACAGGAATAACATCAAGATTCTCGGGATTAAAATTCATTAACTTATCAAGACCTTCTTCTTTAGTAATATCTTTCATTAACCTTGTAACTTTTTCTTCGCGAGCAACAGTTCTTCCAGATTTAGAGAATCTATCTAATAAATTCCGAGCTTTAGAAGTACCGCCTTGAATACCAAGAGTAGATATGTCAGCTACTAAAGGATCAACTCCCGCTTCGATAGCAGTGCCGCTTAAACCACCAAGAAGCCCCTCTATAGCAGCACTTTTACCTAATTTGTTAACTTTACTAAATTTTCCAAGTAATCCACCGGGAGCTGCCCACTCCATACCATGACCTACTATTCTTTGTAATCCGTCTCTTGGCTGTGGCGTAATATCAATATCGTAGTTTGCTAATCCCTCTTTTATCCATTTAGATGGACGATCTACATTCTCTTCTCTAAAATAATTCGGTTGCTCGCTAAAATGTTGTAGCGATTTTGTTGTTTCTGGGTCTCTATAAGGATTATTATTACCGGCAAGTCTTCCTGCTGCCCATCTTATACCTGCTTCACCAAGGTTAGCAAGATTAGCGGGTATATCAGGCAATTCAGATAATACAGTAGCTCCCTTTTTGCTTAAGAATGATGACCAGTCATCTCCTTGGGTTTTGCGTTCATATTGCGACCAGTCTACTTTTTGAGGTTCTTTTCTTTCGTATTGCGACCAATTTATTTGCTGCTTTGTCATTGTCTTATCCAATTAGGATTTTCACTTTCAGCTAATTCAGCTTGATTAGCAGGTATATCAAAATATTTATTAGTTTTAGGGTCTAAAAAACTGACAACACCAATAGGATCAGATGAATGTTCTTCTTCCGGTTCTATATCTGATAAACCATAGTCCTGAACATTCAGGAATTGTTTTATTTGTTTATAATTATTTTTGTCTATAAAACGCTTGGTTCTAGATGATAATGCCGCTGCATTGTAAATTCCTTCAGCTTCTTTTTCAAGATTATGTAATTTTTGTTCAAAAACATGTTTACTGTCTTTGCCAAAAGTTGGATATAAGTTATTTTGATCTGTATATTTTATCATTGAATCTGTTGGTGCGGCACCTTTTAATGTCTGCTCTCCCATTATTGCTATCTTTTTACTTGCAGCATAAAGATCATTATACAAAGCAGCTATTTTCTTTTTTACAGGATCATTTGAAAATCTACTCATAAAAGAACCAAAATCTTGTAAAGATTTTTCAAAAACAAAAGGATCATCAACGTTAATACCCTTTTCTTTCATTAAAGTTTTTAATTTCTCATAATTTTCCTTCACCTCTCTAACGTCTTTAAGATAAGCACCTGTTTTTTTTGCATCCTCTCCAGCTTTATCCTGCTTAGAGTCAGTCATAATTTTTGGAGCTAATCTATCTAATTCTGAATCAGCACTGTATTTATTTTTTTTGTGCTGTAATTCTTCTTTTCTAAAATTATCCAGTAAATTATGGGCTCTCTTAGTCTCCGCGAGTTGCCTCTCCTGGAATTTACGATGCCAGGCTTTATCTTCCCTGCTGTCTGCTAAAGCTTGCTCCGCTCTTTGATGCTGTAATATTTGATTAGCCAAACGCTCATTTTCGGCAATAGCTGTATCCTCGCTAGTATTATAAGCACTAAGTGCAGGATTCATCGCCCGCCCTATAACTCCTAAATTGTTTTTAAACCCACGCTGGATAGGCTCGGCAGCTAAACCATTACCAAGAGCAAGTAACGCATTATTTATCGCTCTATGCTCCTGATCTCTGCTCATCCCTAAATTGCTTCGGGTACTACTAATCGCTTTTGCTATTCCTTCGTCAAAAGGATTTCTTCTTTCCGGCAAAGCTTGCATGCGATTTAATATTTCGTCTTCCATAATAAAATATCTTTAAATAAATATAAAATTATCCTGTAAATGGTCTAGCTTGAAAGCTATAAGCAGGTACTATATTTTGTCCATATCTTCTAACCGGCATTATATTTTTTAAATTTGGATCATCTATGTAATTGTTTGGACTGTATGGAAAATTCATACCCCAAACCCTAGCAATAGCGTTTTCAAATCCTGGGCTACCGCTCTTTGCATATATTGTAGCATTTTCAGGAACAGCTCTCATAGCATTCTCAAAGCTATTATACCAATTTAGTTTCTCCTGCCGTAATCTTAAAAGTTCATTTTTTTCATGCTGCTCTCTTTGAATTTGTTTTCTGAATATTTCTGCCTGCTTTGCCCGTTCCTGCTCTTGCAATTGCTTTATCCTGTTTTCTTCAGCTATCTTCAAAACCATCTGCCTTTCCTGCTCTTTGCGTCTTGCCTCATCTTCTTTCCTTTTTTGCAGCTTACTATTCTCAAAATCAGCATAATTCTTGATACCCCCTATATCCTGATTTAGGTTGCTCTCAAACTCCGTTTCACTATGACTGACTGGCACTGTTTGAGCGTATTGTGCCAAAGCATGAATATTAGGTCTTAAAGACGGCGTATAAACAGACGGATTACTACTGACACCGGGATTTGCAAAAATACTGCTGATTTCAGGGCTTACGTTATATTTTACAATATCACTACCCGATCCCCCAGGCCATTCCTGATTTCTCTCTTCTTCAAATCGCTCCCGCTTCTGGTTTAACTCATCCTGCGTATTTAACCATTTATCTACCCCGAGCTGGTTCATTCCGCTAATCTTGCCAAGTACATCCTGATATTCAGATAATCCTTGCTGACCTAAACTATTTAACTGGTTTAAATCATTCATGTCGCTTTTATTTAAACTGCTCATTCTCCCCCGAAGTACATCCTGTAGTAAGTTGTTTCTATTGCCAAAACGACTTTTAGCAATTCTATTGATAGCATCCTCGGTTTGCGATAAATGTGACTGTGACCCATACGTACCCTTTCGCTCATGATCCATACTGATTCTGGCTTTTTCCGCCTTTAAAAGACTTTTTGTATCAGCATCAAGTTTATCTGCTTGTGGATTATAAATTGTAGGTAAATCGCGGGTAGCCCGCGTTCCAACATTCTCTCGCCCCATTAACGAGCTATAGAGGTTATCTCTTGCTTCCCTTGCCGAATCATTATAATCATGACTCAAATCCCCTAGCAGGCGATGCGATACCGATAAATCTTCCGGCACGCTAGCAAGCTGCTCGCCGCTATATCTCGGAGTCGGGCTATTATAAAGATTTAACCCTTTTTCAAGCACTTTAACTGCCGCTGCTTCTCCATAAGGCCCCATGTCATCAGGATTACCACCGCTATTTACTATATTGTATAACGCCTTCATCTTTTGCTTTGGGGCGTTTAATTCTTCATAAAACCTATTCTTATCTGCTGAATTTGCTAGATGCGAGTATATATGTTGCTGATTGCCGAATTGCCCCAGCATATTAGTAAGTCCTGCTCTCTTTGCCTTCTCAGCATTACCAAGCACATTTAAACTATTGCCAAGTCCGGAATTAAATTCAGAGTCCAAACCCTTTGCATCATTACTTAGGGCATCCGTGCCGACACGGGATAAATCAAGACCCTTATTCAGGTTCGCCTCAAACTTATTATAAAAAGCAGGTTGCCTGCTGCTAGTTCTATCACCAAACTGTTTTCCAATCATCTTCCATCCGGTATCGCCTACCCGTCTTTGACCTGACGTAAGTATATCTAGTAAAGAGCTTTTCTGTCCCTCATTAAAACCTTGTGGCGTTCTACTTAAAACACTATTTGCTTCCACAGAATAAGGAGCAGGAGAACTATTAAACTGCTCTTCCAATGCTCGTTTCCTCTGAGTTAAAGCAGACATCGGAACGCTGGTCTTACCCCTATATACAGGCGCTTGGTTGCTTACCATTCGCCCTATATCACGATTAATAACAGCTAATGCTTGCTCTCTTAGGTCATTTAAGCTCTTCATATCATCCTCTTAAATAGCTCTCTAAAGATCTTGAACGAGGAGGAAGATTTACCTTGCCTCCTCTTTTGTGTTTGCGGATATTTTCTCTGAAAACATCAAGCTTGCGTGCTCCTGCTGCATTATTACCATCCCCTAAATCAGATACTGTCGATGCATCAAACACATATTCACCGTCGCTTAACTTAGCATCAATTAAATCATCCTGACCCCCGCTATTGCCGCTTAAATAACCTATAGGGCTAGCAGGATAATAAGTTTCTTCCATCAAGTAAGCATAAGGACTATGTGCACTCCCGCCACCTTTCATTCTAAGCGGCCGCCCTTCCTCATCCTCATACTCAAGCCAGCGGCCTGTTCTTGCAAACTCCTCAGGTGATACGACACGCCTTTGAACAGAACCCATGTTCTTTATATCTTCTTCCAGCCGCTTGTTTTTTTGCTTTTTTTGTAAATCGGCACGTGCGGTTTCTAGTGCCTCGTCAGCTTCAATCTCGGCAATAGTCTTACGGCTTGCGTTGCGATACCTTCGCTCTTCTTCTGCTATTTTCTCTGGACTCTTTGGCTTTTCTCTACCTAAATACTGAGCAGCAGTAGTTCCAAGCGTTAGTAAATTCTTTGGCTCGGTTAGATAATCTTTTAATTTATCCGTAAAACCCATATTGTCTTGTTTTTTCTGTCTATCAAGCATGTAATTATAATAGTTCTCTGCATAATCCCCGCTACTGACACCTAAACCTTGACCTCTTCCTGTACCCATACCCGAAGAAAGTGCAGTTGTAGCGCTAAGACCGCCACTTACATAAGGATTACTTCCTCCAAGCCCGAACAGTCCACTACTACCACTTGAGTTACCCATGCCTAAAGCAGGTAATATCGCATTAGTACTGCCGTAATTGCTAAGACTAGAGCCAAGAGCCGTTGCTCCTAGCTTGCTTGCTCCCCATCCAAGTCCTGAGAGAGCAGAAGGAAGAGCTGCCCCCATACCTGCTCCTTTTAAAGCTCCGCCGAGTGCACTCTTACCTCTTGCTGCATGCTGAGCTCCCTGACCGATAGCACCGCCAATAATACCGCCTATTCCGGGCGCAATCATATTACCGATAACTGCTCCTGCTCCACCCCCTATTACACTTCTTATCGCTTTCCATGGTTTTTTCCAAAAACTGTACTCACGAAGTCCAGTAGCAGGATTAATTGTCCCACTTCCTCCTAAACTTTTTAATATGTGAGCTTCAATAGGATTAATATGGGCAAGCTCGGTATCGCCATTCCTTCCGTGTCTTCTAATCAGATCGGCAAGCCTAGGCAAATCTTCCTCTTTAACCGAACCTCCTTCTTTAAAAGCATACTGCGCTCCCCTAGTATCGTAAGCATTACTATAAAACATATCATGATCGCCGTAACCTCCACCTTCATAACGAGAATCAGGCATTTGATTATCGCCATCAGAAGCTAAGTTATAAGGATCGGAGGTATTATAAGGGTAGTTATAGGTATTTAAATATGGATCGTAATTTTGCATTCTTGCCTCTAGTCTATAACAAAAATAAAAGCTTTATTTTTATTATAACAGAAACAATTCTAATCCATGTTTTTTCGTAAAAAAAAGGAGCTAAAAACTTAGCCCCTAAAAACAGAAAAAAACGTGTAATTGAGTGTGCTCACATTAACATATTTTAATAAGCAAATCTAGGTGTATTTTCTAAACTTACGCTGCCTCCATATCTTGTGAATAGTTATACTGCTCGTTAATATATTTTATACAAGCCAGTTGCCTTTCCTCCCCTAAATCGGCAATACTTTCAACACCAGCTTTGCTACACCACTTGGTTATTATATCGCTTGATACATTATGCAGTTTAACAAGTTCTATTAATTCGGCTAGAGTTTCGCTCGGCTCTTGAACTTTGACCTCTTCTTCTTCTAGTACAATGTGATCAAGTTTGTTACTTAGCATATCAGTTTTTGAGATAGGTGTTACGTCCTTTTCTGGCGTATCTACTACCTGATAGTCTTGTGCTTCTTCAACTGTTATCAAACCTCCTAAAGCATCAGCAAACTTATCTCTAAGAGCAAAACCTCTAGCTCTCATCTGCATCATTCTTTTTGGGTACTGAGTCCATGGACCGCTTTTACCCCATAAACCGGCTTTTTTAGCATCTTCTATGCTAAAGCTTACAGTATGCTCAGTTTGGTTCTTACGCTTAACTCTGCAAAATGCCGTATTTGTTTTCTCATCATACCACTCCTTGATATCTTCAAATGACGGATGGGCCTGTACAAGAGCAAGTAAAGCATCGCCATACACAGAGGGTTTGCCATTAATAACTGCTATATTCTGTAAAGCCTGTATAGGCTTTAATCCAAGTTCAGCTCCCATCTGTACAGCAACTAAAATATCGCCTGCTTTACCCTGATAAGTTTTTGGCACCATAGCGCTATTTGCTATAATCGTAGCATATTCCATAGCTTCTTTTAAATTACTAGGTGTTAATAACGTTGTTTTTACTGCTATGTTACTCATTTTCTTGCATTTCCTCCTCTTCTATTTTCTTGTTAAAATTTCTATACAAATTCAACACTTCTTTTAATGCGTCAATTATGCTCATTCCCCTCTTATTACTTTAACTATTTTTATATTGTATGATTAATCTATAACGTTTCTTTAATCTTTCTACGAAATCAGGATCAATACCCCTCTTGCCGTTTTCAAAATCACCAATATTTGAGGGATGGGTATGTAAAGCCTCGGCTATTTGAGGGATGGTCATACCTGCCTCTTGCCTTAATCTTTTCAATTTTTCCGCCTCTTCCTTAGTAGGTAATGGATATTTTCTCATTTAATTAAAAACATTCTTGATTGTTTTCCAGTGTTTAGACATTGTTCGTATACGTCCTTAAACATTTCCTTTAATTTATTAACGTCAACAAGCGATCTCGGCGTAGTATTCTTCCATGTAGCTTTCACATTGCCGTTAATGTCTATTAACACATCGTAATCCCGCATAAATTCTTGAATTTCAACTTTTAACTTTTCAATAATAGTCTGTATCCTACTTTCTTCTTCCTTTGCAGTTTTCAGTTGTTCCCATTTTTCCATAATGTTATCTTCTGCTACAATCTCCTGATGATTACTTTGCGGGAATAAGTTAAATGTATCCCTAGTATTAACGCATTTAGGCGGTATTCTTTTTTCTATATGGTTATGCCAGAAATTAACACCAATTTTAATAATTTTATCCTCTAAATCCTTATTTCTGTTATAAGTATAAATTCTAAAATCTTGACCGCCGATGAGTACTGCTATATCAACCTTTGGTACATCGCATATACTTGCATAAAATGCACACTGGATAAGATAGGACTCAGGGATTTCGTCAGTTCCTACCTCACCCCATTCTTTGCCCTTATTAAAGCCAGCTGTTTTACATTCTAGAACATACTCTTTATCACCGACCCACCGATCAATATTAGCCCCTAAAAACTTCATTGAAGGGTGATAGATCGTGTTGGGTTCTATTTCTATCTTTTGACCGGTAACTTCTGCATACTCCTTAGCAACAGCTTCCTCTAAAAGGTTGCCCCATCTCATTGCGTCGTTAGTTTCCTCTCTAATATCACCGCTGGTTTTATCTAAATATACATCAAGAGCAGTCCTATAAGGATTAAGCCCGCAGATAGCACCCAAATCAGAGCCACCTATGTAATTCTTACGCTCTCTTAACCACTCTTGTTTGCCTTGCATATGAATAACCTCTTAACTTTTTTCTTTTCTTTTTAGTTCTAAACACTGACCCTTTAGATGAAAGGACTAACTCTGAAATATAATCTATACAATCTTTTACTGCTTGCTCCTTATCTATGCTAGTAACCCATGCCTTCTTAGAGTTGTCATAACTTATGTCTCGAACATAATGTTTTAAAATTATTATCAACTCTTTTAAGATATAAATAGCTATCTGATTTTGTTCTAAAACTTTATAAAAAATACACTGGCTTATATTTAATTTTCTAAGGTCTATCTCAATAGGATTACCATAGTAAGTAATAACAGGATAAACAGGAGGATATCTAAATGCTGCTTTTATCATCGCTATTTATGTAATTCTTTAGTTCTTTATTTAATAAATCAAATTTTAACTTATTTAAAAGTTCATCTACTAAACGAGCATTTGGATTACTTGCAACATGCTCTTTATAACTATCTTCTTGCTTTTTTACGTGTTGCCTACTTTTCCACTCGTTGTAATATAGGTTTTCCATATCTAAGTTCATATAACTACCATTATTTCTTTATTTATAACTTTCTGTATTAATAGTTTAATGTATTCCTATAAATATTTTTTTATAAACGCAAATTCATCCAGCATCTCTTCATAGTGCGCTAAATGCTTAGAAAACTTGTGCGCTCTCTCTTCAAAAAATGATAAAGACATGTCCACAAACTGTTTTGGCACAACTACCCATTGATCATTAGTTTGAGACTTAAGCCACATAGATAATTCATGAGTATTTACACCATCAATTTTAGTAAATAATAACCTCATAAACTCTTCTTTCGGAATAAAACGATCTTTTATTTCTGACATCTTAAACCTCTACCCCTCTTGATTGTGAATAGTAAGAGTGTAACTCCTGATCATGTACGTAAGCATTATGCTCAGCTTCTTCTATTTCCTGCTCTAATGCTAGCATGTCATATTCGCTAGCATCCCAATCTATACAATAGTCTTTTGCTCTCTCGAGTAAATACTCATATTTATCAATATCAACCATTAGCTGGTAATAATTATCGCCGTAGCTTTCATAAGGAATATTATAAATGGTAGCTCTCTCTATCTGCTGCTCTCTAAATGCTTCCCTAGCTCTCTCGCCGATCCTAGCAAATGTATCCCGAGCTGACTGTGATAATTCCACAGGCTCACTTTTAGACTCATGAAATTTTGGTGTTTCGGTTATGTTGTCAGGTAGTTGATCTACTATTTTCTCTAAGGTTTCTTTAGCCTTTTTTCTTTCTTCGGAAATTCTAATAGCTTCTTTCTTAGCTTCTAAATTCTTTAAAATTTGCAAAGCTTCCTTCGGAGAAATCAATATTTGCCTTAAAGCCTCTTTAGCCTTAGCAACACTGATGTCTTCTAAGCTTAGCATAGTAGATTCGCAATTATGATATCTTTTATCAATTATACCATAGCTGATTTGATTAGTGATTTTATCGTGATTTTTTCTACCTTGACATAAAGGTAGGGTTGAGATATTTTGCATATACAATTCTCTTTATTATTATTAAAGAAAAGTAAGAATTATTGGGTCTAGAAAACTGTTAAATTCTTACTACTTATTACAAAACATAAAACGTCTTAAGCTTCGAACTTAAGGCGTTTTTTTATTGCCTTATAAGGTGAGTATAAAGGGGAAAGAGGATGCTGTCAACTAAAAAATTTTATTTTTTACAACTTATTTTTTATTTAAACTTTTACCTGTTTCGTATGTTTCTATAAGCTCTTGGAGTTTTCTTTTTTTTGCATAATACACATAAATTCTGTTTTTTTCACGATTAACAAAACCACGATCCATTAAATGTTTTAAATGAATATTAGCGGCTTGCCTAGATATATTGCTAGAATTTTTTATTGTTTCAGCTGTAACCCCACCTTTATCATCAAAGACTAATATATACTTTAATATTTCTTTTTGCCCCTTAGATAAGAATCCTGTAAAATCTATGGCTTGATTACATAAATTTATATTATTCATAATATTAAACTCTTTTCTCATATTAAACAAAAGCGTTGACTTTTTCCTTTATATATAATTATGTATATAGGGTAACAAATTCTAATTTAAAAGATAGGAGAAAATTATGAAGTGAGATTTTACTGAATAGAAAGAACAGAGGAGCGTTTATTTTTGAAGAAAAACACACAAAAAACTCATAAACTTTTGCTAGTTATGAGAATAGGAGAATATTGCCTAATAGTCAAGTGTTTTTCTTTAAAAATTATAATTACTAACAATTTTTAAAGAATTATGGCAAAACAACAAACTTATACGGAATCGTACCACAACCAGCTATGCAAACTTTACTCATTTAAGGAAGAAAAAGCCCGCTATCGTAAGAGTTATATTGAATGGGACAAGATAAAGAGGGCTAATCAAAAGATTAAGCCAATTCGTCAAAAGTCTTTTTTTCTTAGCGATAAAGCAGCTAAATTACTTAGTGTTATCGTAGCTAAACTGCTAAAAGATGAACGAGTATTCTTAAATCATAAATATATTTCCACATTTACACTTGTTGAAAGAAGACAGAATATAAGGATTATTGAAGAGCTAGCGGATATATTAGATATTTCTTACCATAATTCTATCACTTATAACGGCAAAAAATATCGGTTTAGTTATGAGTTTGGTTATAAGATGCAAAACCTTGAAAATACAGCTTTCGTAGAAAATTCTATCGTGACATTTAAGTCCCAAGAAAACGACCCTCTCTATATATATAATAAAAATAAAGATATTGAAGATATAGATCTGCAATCTAATTTTTTACAAAATTCTGAAAGTTCAATTTTTCCTAAAAAACCTACCAAGCTAAAAACTAGACCTGCTAACGAGCGGAAAAAACCGACTAACGCCGAGCGTAAGGCAAGAATTTACCGGTTTAACCAGTACAGCGAGCCTCAAGGATTAAAGCACCATTACCCACTAAACAAGGATGATAGTGCCAAGTTACAAAGCTTGTCAGGGCGAGACTTTAGCCTAAATGCGATGAATGAGATACTCCTGGATATGTCAAAACGGAAAGATAACCTGTTCTGCTCTAAAGCTCAATTTATGGCATATTTTGGTAAATGTCTGCGATTTGAGATGCGGGATGCCGTGGCGACTAGCAATGACAACTTCCGCATAAAAGCTAATATCATTGAGGAGGAAGTTCCGAAAAAACCTAAGATATTCAACGATGCGGAGCTAAAAGCCTATGACCTAGAGAATAGAACTACTGATGGTTTTCAAAGGCTATCGCCCCTTGGAATACTAGACAAATTGAAATTTAATAATTAAGGAGATTTTATGAGCATTCATCCAAAAGAGTTAGTTAAAAACGACTACAAATATTTCAAAGCGGTTATAGGCGTTTTAAGTAAAGAATTTGATTATTTGGGGAGACCAAAGGAAGTACTATCATTGAGCAAAGTATCTCAAATCACTAAAGGCAATAAGCCTGTTGCCGATTATATTATGATCGATAAAAATAAAACAACGGAATGTTTGTTTGAAATAGCACGTCATGGTCTAATCAATCAGGCAATCTCGTTTTACGGCAAAATTCTTGATTACAAGGAGGTGCAATTATATGACGGGATGAGTTTATTGAAGAACGAATCTTACTGCAAAATTGGATACATTAAAAACCTAAGGATTGGTTTTGAGAAGAAAGGAAAGAAATAATATTTTTCTATTTAAAAAGTGCAATTAAAATAGCAAAATCAGTTACTAAAATACTTATAAAAAGTAATGTAATAATCCATTCTAAAAGATCAGATTTTAACTCTAAAATGGCTAATTTAAGATCATTTTTAGTTGCTAATTTATTATTTTCATCCATTCTTTTTCACTATCTCGGTAAAATCTGACCAGTCTTCTACCTTAAAAGCTCTAATATCCCGTACTGAATCAGAGAACCACTGAACATTAGATAGTTTATTAATTACCTTGTAAACAGTTGTAAGGTCGTTTTTTTCATTTTTTGAAAGATAAAGACTGCCCTGTGTTCCAATAAAGCCTAAATCTTCCATCATGGCTCTAATTTCATCATAAGCTTTATTATAAGGCTCGCCGTAATGTTCCTTTAACTTTGCTACTTCCATGTCGAATGATATTGCGTACATAATGTTTTACCATTTAATTCTCGTCTTGTGGATCGTATGTATCCTCTCCATACAACCTAGTAATTTTGTATAGATTTGGGTTATCGTGAATATAAGAAACCTGAACATCTACTATATAACCTAAATCTTGCCAGTTTTTATTAGGAAATTTTATATTAGATGACATAGCAAGTATTTGATCATTTTCATTATCAAAAATTACTTTTTTAGGTTTTTTATCAATTTCGGGAATTATAACTTTACCGCTATTACTATCATGTTTATCATTAAAATTAGCACTTGCCCAATACATTAAAACCTTAGAGTATTGTTTTGGTTGATCTTCCATTAAATCTCCTGATTTTTTATTTAAACCATTTTGTATTGCATTTGCCTTTGTAGAATCAATGGTAATTATATTATTGATGATAGTATTATTGTTCCCTTTAACATCTATTACTAAATTGCTTCCATAATCATTTGCGGTTGGATTTATTATATCTGATAACTCTATAAAATCCTTTTTAGTTAATATATATTTTGTTTCTTTTGCAGTACCTAAAAAAAAGTCATAACAACTTTTTAAATAAGAACTAAATTCTATAATAGAATTTGCTTGATTAATTGTTTCCATAACTACAGGAATTAATTCCGCATATATAGAACCGCTTTCTAATTTTGATATATATAGTTTTCTTTGGTTTTTATTATAATCAAAGGAATCACTTCTTTTTAAAAAAGTGTCATACTGATTACCTAAAGCATTTAAAGAAGCAGTAAGTTGATTTAATTCAACAGGTTGATTGTTATTTAGTTTTATAGTTAACTTCACTTCATTATCTATATCTGTCATATTACCCTAATTTAAACTATTTTTCCTCACCATAGCACTAAACTAAGGTTAGTTCTATTAAAGTTTTAGACGTTTAGTTGCACGCTCTCGCAGTTCGCCTGTAGGACTGACGTACTGATATAGTGTATTTCTCGTGATCTTCAGCTCTTTGCACAGATCACCTACGGAAGTATCACGATTTTTCATAGCTACTTCGGCAAGGCGTACTTGTGCCTTACTTAACCTAAATTTTCTTCCGCCGTTTGTTCCTCTAGCTCTAGCAGCGGCAAGCCCTGCTTTGATTCTTTCGCTAATTAAATCGCTTTCAAACTCTGCGAGCGAGGCAAATATTCCAAAGGTCAATCTTCCTGCGGCAGTAGTTGTATCAATTTGAGCACCTTGCCCTGATAAAATGCGAAAACCTATATTACGCTTAGTAAGATCGGTGATCGTTTTAACTAGGTGTGACAGATTACGACCTAATCTATCTAATTTCCAGACTACTAAGACGTCATGTTCCCGAAGAGATTTTAGGCAAGCTTCCAATCCCGGTCTTTTGTCATTTCTTCCTGAGGCATAATCTTCGTAGATGTACTCTTGTTGAACTCCGTGTGCTTTTAAAGCATCCAGTTGGAGATTTGTTGTTTGAGAGCCGTCTGCCTTTGAAACTCTTACATATCCTACTAGCATTATATTTTGTAATTTTTCACCTGTTTAAGTAACAACATCATTAAAACCTAATTTTTAAAAAGTTATATCACCTATTATATAACTTATTCATAGTATCGTAAACTACTTATTTAATAAGTGACAAATTATATAAAATTACGGACTTGTACGTTTTTCTTTATTTTTTTTGTAAATTCTCCAATGCCTGAGTTAATATGGCGATAAAGGCATTTTTTGCAGAAAAACGCAGGAAAAACGCGCGTTTTAAATGAAAACGCACTTGACCTCTGTTTATGAGATTTCGGAATTAAGAAAATCGCAACTTTTCCTTATTGACACTCGCAAAGCCTTATTACATAAGGGTTACAGGTTGCAGAATTGAGAAAATCGCAGCGAACTACACTAAATCGCAAAAAAAGTCAAAAAATGAATTTTGTTTCTTGGGAATGAAATTTATTCTTTTACCAGTAAAACCAGTCTACATATAGTGTAGAGGATAGCCGAAAATCTCATATTCGACACCGAAAATCTTTTGTTCGCTCACACTTTTTAGAAAAACGTATTAGAATTGTCCCCCCTTAAATATTTTTACAGTTGGTGGTGGTAAATGTGGCAAAAAATCCTCATTCCCCCCCCCGCAATTTTTAGATACCACAACAACAAATTAAATTCTCAAAATATTTATTTTACTTAAGATCGAGAGTTGACAGGGCTTTGTCTATTAGCTAGCGTTAAATGGCTAATGGTGACTGAAATCACTGTAATAAGCGTCCTCCTCATGCTGGGGGTTATGTTATCTATAAGTGCCTCTGGCATGAAGGATATCATTGGTTTATTACGACTATTTCAGAGCCCCTGGCACTTATCAATTAAACATGTAATTGTATATGCAAGAACAAATTTTTTGGGAGGTGGTCTTATCCTCTCTTATATCTCAACTTCAAAACATCGAAGCAACTTTAAAAAACCAAAATTTAAGCGTAAGTGAATACTCACAACAAAGCGACGATAAAGCTAAACTTGAGCTTTTACATGCACAGCTAAGGTCAACGGAGGTCTCATTTAATAGGATGGAAGATAAGCTACAAGATATGATTATTTACCTCTGTCGTGCAATGACTGTTAGTAAGGTTCACAAGCTTGACAATTTACTGGGGGAAGATAGTTATGGACTTTGAGATGTGGAATGATGAAGATAAAGTTCTTAGATGGCTTTCTAGATTTCTTATTCTTTTTTGTTTCATAGGAGGTCCAGGACTTGTAACTCTTTTTTTGTATCTTCTATATCATCATTTATTGTGATTTAGTTATGAACTGGAATGATGATGACCCGTTTGTGAAATGGGTTACAAGAATTTATGTTACAGCGGTATCGGTTGGGATGCCGATGGCTTATTATTTGATATTGGGGGAGTTATGAAATTAAAAAATAAAATACAGCAAGAAGAAATAGAACTAGAAGAATATCGTAAGTTTCTTGATAAATGGATAAAACGACAGCAAAACGAGTTAAAAATTGAACTTTTTATTAAAAAACATGCTATAAAAATTGTTATAGCTGGTGGGGTTATATTTATCTTTATACTTTTTACCCTTTTTACCCTTGAAACAAGCGGATTTTTTAGATAGTTTTATTTTTTTAAGCGTACATACTCCTCGCCGTCTATTATCATGAGGTTAGTCATTTTTCAACTCATCAATGATTGTAACGTGCCTTTTTGTAATATTCTTTATTCTCTTCAAGAATGCGTAAAAAATATTGTTTTAAAGCATCTTCTTCTTGCTGTATTTTATCAGCTAATTCTTTGTTTTCCGAGACTCTGACTTGTTCTTCTCTCTGTCTTCTAAGTTCGATATCTTTAGAAAGAGCGTTTTTATATTCAGGAAGTAAATTACACTGTCCATCTTTCCAATAATAGTAGTAATAATAACTAGGTCGCTGATTATCACCAAAGCTTGACTTGGTAGATATTACGTTATTTTGGTAATATTCTTCGTCTAAATCTGTACATTTAGATATACACCCAGTCTTTCTTAATCCATTGCCACTATTTTGATAAATAAATGTGTCTAAAAGATGTAATCTTTTTTCATTAATAACACCTTTTTCATCTATAGCCTCCCCATTACATACCACTTCTACACATGATCGTTTTAGCCAACTAGGTTCTGTGCCTAATGGACATTCTTTACCAATATAATATGTTCTAAGATAGGAATTAGCCATAGATATCCAAAATACTGAACTAAGAAGAAGACAAAAGATGAAAACGCCAATTATAGTACGCAATTTTCTATCATTATCAAAAACAATCTTTTTCCATATTGAGCGGTTCTTCCATTCTTCCTCTTGTTTTTCGTACTCTTTTTCCTCTAGAAAATAACCTATCTCCTTATCAAGTTCATCAATAGTTGGTTTTAAATCACATTCAGAACAATAATCCCATAACTGATTTACAATTGATTCAGACTCTTCCTTACTAAAGCCTTTGTTAATACAATATTCAAGAGCTTCTTCTTTATTTTTAAGAGACTTGTTCATTGGATTTTTTATCTATTAAGCGGTGGGTAGTAAATAATAAAAACGCATTTAATGTCATGGTAAAGATAAGTGGCTCAGTGTTATATAACACTTGCCATATAACCCAAAATAGAGCCGTAATACCCATAGATATAAGCACGCATTTTTCACTAATTTTGTAGTTAAATATAGCCATCATCAGAGGTATAGTAATTAGTGGCATATAAAAACCATTTGTTAACATAATCAAGTCTAATAAATCATCTTTCAAAAACATAATTCCATAACCTAATAATCCTATTAATACCGTATACCATCTTGCATTTTGTAATTTTTTATAAGGACTCCAGACCTTTCTTTTATAGGTATCGTTTGCAAGCATAACTGCCGAGATGTTAATACATGAGTCAGCTGTAGACATTGCCATGGATAATATTCCAACAACTATAAATGGTTTTAAAACACTAAAAAGGTTTAAAAATGTAGTTAATCTTTCTTTTTTCTCTATAGTCGGATTTATTAAAAATAACTCATAAGCTATATAGCAACTTGCAAATATTGTAGCAAGAAAACCAACACAAGATATCATCCAACTCCATTGAATTTGTTTTGTATTAACTCCTAACGAAATTCTTTGAAATTCAGCAGGATTTAAAGCGGGTATCATAAAATAAAAAAATAACCCTCCGATTGCTATCCACTCTTTTTTTGAATTATTAAAAACAGACATTATATTAAATTTAAAAAGATCATCGGTACTGATATTGGCTTTTGGTAATGTTTGGAGTAATATAATAGCTATTATAAAAGCTAGAACAAATATTATTAATTGAGCAACATCTGTGTATACAACAGAACGTACCCCTCCTGAATAACAATAATATACTGTAAGACCCCCTAAAATAAAGCTAAACCAGTATGGGTTTACTATTGGCCAAAGATAATATGCTATATCACCTAACATTCTAAATTGTATAGCAATACATCCACTTAAACTAAATATTCCTACAATAGCTGTAATTACTCTAACTTTATCTCCATAATACTCTCCCATAAAACTTGCTACCGAAGTTTTTCCTAAAACTTTATTTGTTCTAGGTGCTACTTTTAATCCTACGAATAGGATACCTATTATCATCCCTAAAGCAGGTAATAAAAAGCTCCAACCACTCTCATAAAAATTTTGCAAATCAATACGAAACCCACTGCCACTAACCCAAGTAGCTATAAGTGTGCATACTATTGCCACTGTAGAGAAATCCCTGTTTCCAATAGAAAACGTATAAACGCTACTCATGGGGTTTGTTTTATATTTTCCTATAACAAGAATTATAAGTGAAAAAACGACTAATATTGATGCATTAAATACATCCTCATTCATAAAACTCATAATGTTTTTTTCTATTTATTAAACGATAAAATTCTTTACTTATCCACAATAAAACAGAAAAAGAACCAAAATACAAAAATAAAATTGTTAAGTATAGTAAATATTCATTTTTATAATACTTTTATGCACAATAAGATTTACATTTCCAGTTTAATCCCATCTCATATATTACAAAAATGTTTTTTTCATTTAGGACTAAATCCTACAAAAATTCTACTTTGTAATACAATTTATCATTTTATTAATTGTGGTCATGAAATAAACCCTCAAAACTTGGCAGAAGAGATTAAACTAAATTTAAAAACCATCTACGAAAATCTTAACTTGATAGAAACAGGTTTTATTTTTCAAAAAATTATAAAAGATTGCAACAAGGAAGAATGGATATCTTTATTTCCTAACAATAAATACTGTATAGCCAAAAAGGGCTATATAGGAAAAAATAAAAGATTTATAAATTTTTATTTTCAAATTCCTGCTACTAAAATAGTAATTCAATTTTATTTACCTATTTCCATAACTGAATTTAATCATTTTACTGAAATTAATGATAACGAATATTATTTAATCAACTATGAATCTCCAGAGATACTTGAATATTTACCAAAGTTAGAGTTAATAACAATCCAAGCATATAGTATTTTAGACATAATTCCCATCAGAAATTTAGGTTTTAACATTAATGATCAAGGGCGACCTTACTTAATTAACAACAATTCTATAATTAAGGAGGAAAAATGACCCCTCTCTTCTCTCACCTTCTCTCTAAAATCCGCCGTTTACTAGCCTCAAGAGCCGAGTGTAAGCGCATTCGAGTAATAAGGGAAGCTCTGCGGAGTTATGCAAGCAAACGGGGAATTAATCTAAATAATAATAGCAAAGGTAGCTTATGACTCCACAAAGACAGGAAGATATCAAAACGATAGCATCTCGCATACGTAGGACTTTAAAGGGAACGGGTGGTTTAACTTATACAAACTTTACTGATGATTTAGATACTTTGTTGAACTTAATCTTAGAAGAGGGAAAGGATGAGTCAGTTATTAATTAATCCAGAATTTCAAAATCTTATTCCAACTTTAAACCTAGAGGAATTAAGTTCGTTAGAAGCTAGCCTTAAGCATGAAGGTTGCCGTGATCCGCTGGTGGTATGGCACAATACTATAATAGATGGACACCATAGATATGCTATTTGTACTAAGCACGGCATAAGCTTCAACATAATAGAAAAGACGGAGCTAGAAACCGAGCTGGACGTAAAGCTATGGATGATCAACAACCAGTTTAGCAGAAGGAATTTGCCTACTGAAACTAGGCTAGCACTTGCTTATAGGTTTAAGGAGTTTGAGGCTCAGAAAGCAAAAGAGCGACAAGGGACAAGAAATGATCTTACCATAGAAGATACCAACATTAGGTTACCAGTAACCTTAAGTAACAATCCAGAAAATAACAAAACATTAGAAGTGATAGCTCAAAAAGCTGGTGTTTGCTATAGCACTGCTTTCCAATACGACGCTATTCAACGTAAAGGAACTGAGGAACAAAAAGCCGAAGTTGCAGAAGGTAAGGCAAGTATTAAGAAAGTCTATACTCAAATACAGAAAGCCGAGCGTTTAGAGAAGAATAAGGCAGCAGAGTGGCCAAAGGGTAAGTACCGAGTTATATACGTAGACCCACCATGGCAATACGGGGATGAGAGATCGGGAGGTAACCACGGCGGGGCAGTAGACCATTATAATACGATGGGCATAAATGAACTAAAAAATATGCCCATAGCTTCTTTAGCTGAAGATAATGCTGTTTTATTTCTATGGGCTACCGCTCCCCTGCTACCCGAGGCACTAGAGCTAATAAATGCTTGGGGCTTCAAGTATAAGACTAATTTTATATGGGATAAAGTTAAACATAATATGGGGCATTACAATTCGGTTCGCCATGAATTGCTATTAATAGCTACTAAGGGAAGCTGCACGCCTGATAATGTTCAATTATTTGACTCTGTACAAAGTATTGAAAGAACCGATCGCCATTCCGAGAAACCCGAAGAGTTTAGAAAGATAATTGAAACGCTATACACTTTCGGTAACAAGCTTGAAATGTTTGCTCGGAAGTCGGTAGAAGGTTGGGAGGTGTTTGGTAATGAACTTTGATTACAAAGAAAATTATAAGAAACAACTCGAGGAAGGGCAAAGATTTCAGGATCATTGTGCATATTGGCTACAAAAGATACTGAATATTGGAATAGTTAATTTTCAGACAAAAGAGTACCAGTACAAGTTCGGTGAAAATATGCAGGGAATAGAGTTTAAGCTAGATAAAGTCTTTCAAACTACTGGTAACTTGTGGATAGAAACTGCTGAAAGAAATGACCCTGATACTCCATATTCGGATAGTGGAATATTTAGGAAAGATAACTCATGGCTGTACTGCATAGGTAACTATGACGTTCTCTATATATTTCAGACAAATATACTTATTGGTATGTGTTGGTCTGGACGTTACCCGATCATAGAAAATAATGTAATGACTTCAAAGGGTTTTTTATTACCCAAACACGAGGCCGATAAATATGGCAAAAAAATAGCAACGAAGATTGTAGTTAATGAAACCGCGGAGGGAAAAAGTGAGTAACGCAGCTAACGTATCACTGAATAAACAGGATATCGATAAAGCAATAAGTATAGTTTACAACCAATTGCAGACTAATTTTGAAGGCGGTTACAAACTACTTACTAAGTATGCCAAAGATTCTGAATGCTTTAGTCAATTAAAAGCAAGATTAAATATTGTTTATGGGTCGCTCGGTGTACTGAAAGAAATTTCAGAAGAGGAAGATATAAACAAAAGAGCGCAAAGGTTTTGCGGGTTAGTAACAATGTTAGAAGAGACTAAAAACGAAGATTTAAAATATTTAGCTCTATCGTTGGATTTTTTAAAGAACATAGATTGCAAAATGGGGGAGGCTTAAAATTATGGCAAAAGCATCGTCTAATATTATCAGTTTAGAATTCTATAATAAGAAGACTAACAAGATAGAGAAAACCTTTGACCAAATAAAACGTGTAGCAAAGTTTATTGGGCGAGCTAATGACCCGACAAAATGTATAGGGAACAAGAATAGTAAATTTTTACTAGCTAATATAGCGGATCAAATTAACCGCAGTAAAACTGGGGTTATTTTTATTGATCATGACTGGATATCAGAAATTACAGATTGTCTTACTGATCAAAATCTAAATTTACTCAAGCAATTAAGTGATATTTTTCATTTTGACTATCATCGTTTTATCATCTTTGAAGGTGAGAAAAAATGTTATGGCTATACAGTAAAATATACTGATGACGGCATTGAACGAATAAATAATCCTGAGTTATTTTATCCTCAATTTTTTGATCAAAATTTACAAAATAGTTGTAAAAAAAGTTCTGCTACAAGACCGAAAAAATACGACTACGTAGCCGAAGAAATTCGGCCACGTAACCGAAAAAATTCGGCGATACACGCGCGCGTTCTAAATAGAAATTTAGATATACTAGATATAAATACAGATCTTTCAGATCTTTGTTCCAGTGAAGATATTAGTTTGTGTATAGAGGGGAAAGATCAAAAAAATCAGGATACTAATTTTATTTCTTCTAATCAGACTAAGCCAGAGGCTAAAGCAGAGTTCAGCAACATGAGCCGTGTAGACAGAATGATAGCAAAGGAGCAGGCTAGAAGGGAACGGGAGGAATTAGCAGGAGACTCATTCGAAGAACGGCTTGCAAGAGCTAAAGCCGATCGGGATAAGGAACAGTTAACCTTAGCAAAACAGCAAAAGCCAACGGAAATAAAACAAACTGACCCTGACCCTAATTGCGAATTGTTAGAGATTACAAAGCAAGAAATACTGCATGCTAAGGAACAACAAAACGATATCCATACCAAAAACGGCAATGTTTACAATAACAACAGACTGCTTAACGAGTTTGATTTTACGGACGAGTTAATTAATGCGGTGCGAGAGAAGAGCGATAAACCGCATTTCCCCAATAGCCGAATAATTGCGATTATGAGAAACATTGTCGCTAGTAACCCTAAGGTCAGAATTTGGGGAGGAAGGCAAGCCTTTATCAACTACATGGTCAAAGCCGTAAATAACGAGAAGGAATTCACTAAGGAGGAGAAAGCGCAATCACTTGCCGAAATCAAGAAAAAGGAAGCAGAACAAGTGATGTACGACTTTCAACACCGAGTAATCAGATATTTTTAATCAAGTAGTAGCAAGATGGATCAGGATATTTTTACAAAACTGGAAGAAATAAAAGCCTTGGATGCAAGGAACGAGAAAATAGCTATCGGTCATATGCTTCAAGACGAGCAAGCGGCTATTAGTGCAAGTAGGATGGTTCATGAGAAATATTTTATAACTCCTCATGCTGCTCATGTTTTTAAAATTGTGAAATCTTATGTATCGGAGGGGAAATCGGTTAGTGATATTTATTTCCACACTAATTCCATAGCAGAAGATGACTGGCAAAGTTTTTCGCATGGAGTTTCAAGGGATGAATATTTGAGGCAATGTATGGTGCTGAGTGTGCCATTTCTTGGTACTTCTGTTTATGCTGAAGGTGTTTTTGGTCAGATACAGAAGCAATATTTTAGGAGAGAAGCTTTTTTTCTTTATGAGAATGCAAAACCAAAGATTTTAAATACGGCTGATAGTAGGGATTTAGCAGAGGTAGTAACTGATATAGCTAACCGATGTAATGCTCTTCTTGATGGAATGATACCAAACGAAGAACACGATTACGAAGCTGAGGTAATGCAGGTTTTAAATACCAAAGAGCAAGCTGTAATCAGCACTGGCTATAAATCTCTTGATCAAATTATAGAAGGATTTATGCCTGGTCAGTTAGTTACAGTTGGAGCTGGTACTGGAGTAGGTAAGAGTGCTTTTGCGGTTAACTTAGCTTTGAATATTACAAAACAGGGTTACAAAGTCGGTCTTTGGTCGTTTGAAATGGATAAGCAGGAAGTTTATCAAAGAATAATCTCAAATATTACTGAAATTAGCAGAATGGATAAATTGTGCTTGGAAGAGCGTTATAATGCCGTTAAGGAATATTTTAAGGAAAACAAACATAATATTGAGGTTTTTACCGATCGCATTAAGGACTTGGGAAGTTTTTATCTTCAATGTCGAAAGGAAGCTATTAAGGAAAATATGAAGGTAATCATCATTGATTACGTTCAGCTAATACACCTTTCAGGATTTACAGGATTAAATAGAGTTTCTGAAATAGAATTAATAACTAAGACGTTAAAAAATATAGCTAGTGAGCTAGGTATTACAATAATCATACTTTCCCAATTATCACGAGAATATCAAAAAAGAGAAAATAAACAACCTATACTGTCCGATTTGAGAGACTCAGGCTCAATAGAACAAGACTCAAATCTAGTAATATTCTTACACAGGCAGGATGATTACCCTCTTGCACTAAAAGAGTTCGAGAAAATGATTACTGTAATCGTAGCAAAAAACAGAGATGGTCGTTCTGGATCATTCGTTTTGAAATATCAGGGAAACATAACAAAATTTAAGGAGGAATAAAATGAGCGAACTAGAAGCTAGAAAATACACGTCAATTCGTAACTTAAGAGAGGATATTAGGCAGGATATGAAGGATTTACAGCTTTTAAACCGAACAGCTCCTATCGATTATACTAATTTCAATTTTTATAAAAGATACCTTTCGAACAGAATTGATAGCCATATTGAGCAATTAATAAATAAGGGAGCAAAACAATGAGTAAATGGAACAACTTTAACGATGCTGAAGACCAGATGTCTTATGAATTAATACCTAATAAAACAATAGCAAAGGTTAGGCTATTACTTAAAAAAGGCAACCATATAACCGATGAATTTACTGATGGCTATGCAACACTTAGTAAAGCAGGAACTAGTATATATTTAGCCTGCGAGTTTGTAGTCCTAAGCGGTCAGTATGAAAATAGAAAGGTCTGGAGCAATATCGGTCTTCATAGCGATAATTCGTCGCTATATGCTGAAATAGGAAGAAGCACGATTAAGGCAATACTTAATTCTGCTAATTCGTTACATCCAAGTGACAAATCACCCGAGGCAGAAAAGCAGAGACAGATTAAGAGCTTTGCCGACCTTGATAACCTTATATGCGTAGCTGAAATTACCATCAATACATCAGGTGATCAACCTCGTAATGAGATAAAAACCATTATAACTCCATCACATGCCAGATACAGTGAGTTTATGGATGAGAGAAGCGGAAAGTTTGTAATTGACTATAAGCAAGTAGCTAATAAACAAACCAACGATTCCTCTATAGAGGATGAGTTGCCATTTTGAAACAAGGAGAAGAAAATCCATGAGCCGAGAAATACAACAGTGCATTAGCAGTGTTTACAATGCGATAGAACTTTTTAATGCGTCATATGAATTTGCTGAAATACGTCATTGGTTATTAAATACTAATTTAGGCAGGAATGAGAATTATTTATCGATCATATCAGAAATAGAGTGTCAGAAAAAAACGATTACTAGGAATTTGAATCAGTTATCGGAGTCTGTGGATGATTTAGAGATATTAGTTAATCGATCAAAACACTTGGTAGTATTAGAGAGTAAGAAAGATAGAGAATTTGCAAAGCGTTATGAGAAATATCATACAAAATTAAAAAACATTATTGAATAAAGGAATTAAGGAATGAAGGATTTGATTAAAGATAAAAAGAATAAAGGGGGTAGGCCTGAAATAGTTTTAAGCGATGAACAAATAGCGAAGGTAGAAGAACTTTCTGCTTACCTGAACTGTGAACAGATAGCCGATTATTTTGGTATTGATAGAGATACTTTTTTAGCTATTAGAAAACGCCAACCTGAGGTTCTTCGGCATTATAAAAAAGGGAAAGCGCATAAGATATACAAGTATGCTCAAAAGCTGGAACAAAAAGCAACGGGAATTGATGAAAACGGTGATACAACGGCAATAATATTTTATCTTAAAACCCAAGCAGGTTGGTCAACTGAGAATAAAAACGATAATCAACCGGTTTGTTTGACATTTTCTGACAAGCAAACACCAGCGGAAATACTTAATATTGGTTTTAAAGCACTTAAGGAAGGTAAAATAGACTTTGCCCAGATGCAGCAGATAGGGAATTTAGCCATTACCAAAATGAACATAGAAAGTCGCACTCAAGAAGACAAAGCAGTATCTGAGCAGATAAGCATAGATGAAGCCAAGGCATTTGCAATAGAACTGGATCAAACACTGCAGAAATTGGATCTGTTAGAAAAAAATATAAAGAAATAACTATGTCGACAGCAAGATATTTAAACAATACAGGGATCAAGGCATATCGAAAACCTTTAGTGGAAGAAGCCCAGAAAATACAAAGAGCGGAAATACAAGATCAGAGCTATGCGTTAATGAGGTACAGAGAATTAGTAAAAGCCCGTAGAGAAAGAGAGAAGTTGCGTCCAAGAGAGCCGGAAGTATATCATCACGATCTCTGTAAAAGATAATTCTTTTTTGTTTAATCTAATCCCGGAGTTTTCTGGGAAAGTGGTTGTAGATCATTGTAATAATATATAGTAATTATTATATTATTTTTTTATTAGGTATTGTATAGTATTGTCTTGTAATGGGTTTAAATGTATGGTAACGTTAGGTCTATATAATAAATTATTTATTTATGAAAACTATAGCAGTAACGGGAGATAAAGGCGGTGTAGGTAAATCTACAATCGCAGGGCTACTAGTACAATGGTTTAAAAGTAAAAATTATACTGTTAATATTTTAGATGCAGATCCTAACAGAACTATTTATACGTGGTTAGAAAAATGCAAAAATAATAATTATGAATTCTGTAGCACAAAAGAAGCAAATTTATTGGTTATAGATACAGCTGGTACGGCTGGATCTAGCTTAATAAGATACGTTAAAGACGCAGATATTATCATTATCCCTTTTCAGCCGCATATTGCAGATCTAGAAATCGTTATTGGCTGGTTCTTGTCAATTAACGAATCTTTACAGAAAAGAGTTGTTTTTATTCCTAATAGAAAAGAAGGTACTAATGAACAGAAAGAAGGTACATCTCAAGTATTAAAAATTATAACAGAACAGCAAAGAGGGTTTTTATTAGAGGGATTAAGTAATAGACCAGCAGTATACCCTACTTTGCTTAATGCGCTTTCTGAAAATTATTTTACAACATTAAAAGATAAAAAGGTATTTGATGAAATTCATAATAATTTTTCAGTGATACAAGAACTTTTGTACGGTAAAAACTAATGGAAATATTATCATCTAAAAATAAAAATCTAAAACATTATGGAGATAGAATAGATTTAGATAAAAATAGTCAAAGTATTTCTGATAAGAAAAACTATAGTATATCTTTACGTATCAATACTTTGCTATACGATACATTACATCACTATTTATTAGCTATGCACAATGTCTCTGATTATAAATTCAGCTCGATATCAGATGTATTACGACATATAATAACACAAATAGCAGAAAAAGGATTTAGTACAGATCAACTGATTCAAGATAAAGCATCAGAATACACTGAGGTAATTATTAGAGTTACACGCAAACAAAAGATATTTTGGAAGGATTTACCTGATAGAAACAAAAGAAAAATCATGGAAAGGGCAATAGTAGCTTTTACAAAAAATGAATTGCAATAATTTTTAGTAATATATCATATAAATAAAGACATTTAGTTGATCAGGAAAAAGCACAAAAGAATCCAACTAAGAATGAGTAAAGAAAATAACTTTAAAAGCGCTTTAATTCTAAAAAATTATACCCCTGAAGCAATACAGGAGTTGTTGAAGAGTGGTAAATCCAAGTCAGCTGTAGCCCACACTCTCGGAGTACATATCAGAGCTTTTAACGCTTATATAAGTGAGCATAACTTAAATTATGAACGACCAAAGATGGTTAGTAATACTTACAAGCAAAACAGGGAGCGGGAAAAACAATACGAGGAGAGGATACCTGTTCAGGATTTAAATTCTAATAAAGCAGAAGACCCTGTTAAGAAGTTTTACGAAATGCTGGCTAGGAAGAAAGAGCAAAGAACTTTGCGTGAACTTAAGAACCCTTATGATTGGTAACATAGAAGCGTTTTAGTAAAATCTAAACTAAGTCATATGGCATAAATAATCATTTTATTTTTATAAAATATTGTTGAAATGATGCGTTATTTATGTTTTTTTAGAAAAAACTAATTTAATTATATAGAGATTATTTATGTCTAAAAGTGTTGATGTAGATTTTGTATTAAAAGCTTGCGAAAGAGCAGAATCAGAGTTAGGAAGGGCAAGTAATCAAGATATTACGGTTCTAGTTGGTCCTACAAGAGCTGGAAAAAGTACGTTAATAAATTATTTATTGGAACACAAGCTTGAACTTAAAAAAACTAAAAACGGTCCTGAGTTTAGTACAACAGCAGGTGGTGCAAAAATATTTCATGGAGTAGAATCTGGTACATCGTTTCCTGTTTTCTGTGGTAATCTAGGAGATAGACAACTATGGGATATTCCAGGTTTAAATGATACTGCTGGTGGTACTAATGAATTGTCAAACACATTTTATATAATAAATTTGCTAAAGAGAGCAAGTAGTGCGCAAGTTTTTTTAGTTATAGATTTTCCTTCTCTTAATGATCCAAACCCTAATGCGTTCCATAAATTCTTAAATAGTGCAGTAAATACTTTTTCTGATTTAAGTAACTTTCAATTTTATTTTACGAAAGTTCCAAAAACAGTACCAGATCCAAATGATCCTGATGAGAGAATAGATTTAAAAGACTCATATATTTCAGAAAAGATAAAAAGAATTAAAGAAAGTGTAGACAAAGTAGGTACAAATTATACAACTGGGAATCAAACTAAGGTTAAAGAATTTCTTGCTAGTGTTATTGAGAATAAAGAATGGAAAATATTTTCTTTCCCAACTAAAGCAGAATATGAAGCACTAGTTTATAAACCAGTAAGTACTACTACTCTTCAGTCAGTTAAGGGTTCTCCATCAATTCCTAAAAGTAAATTAACAGAAGTTGAACTTTCTATTTCGTCTGATATTAAAGATGCTCTAACAACCAAGCAAGGTGAGATGATACTTCAATATAGAACAAAAGCTGAAGAAATAGTTAAATCTGTATCTGGTGAGTATACTACAAAAATCAACTCATCAGATTTGGCTACTTTGAAAAAAATTCATGAAAAATTAGGAGATGGAGCAAAGTCATTTAAAGAAAAAAAACATATTGAAGCTTTAAAGAAACTTGCTGAAGGAATAAGTCAAACAATTGATACTCAACAACTAATTCAGTTAGAGAAGAGTATTGCGGATATACAAAAACTGTTACCAGCACCTACTACTGGTCAAACATCACAAGAAACTCCTGCAAAAATATTGGAAAAAGAATTATCTCGTGAATTTACAACGGTATCTAAGTCGATACAGACAAAAGAAAATGGAATACATGACACAAATTATGAGACAGCCAAAACAGCAAAAACAAACGCAATAACTCAAAAACAAAAAGATATAGATGCATGTAAGGATGGTTGGTGGACGGGAGTAAAAAAGTTTGGAGCTGGAACAGCGGGAGCTGTTGGTGGTCTTGTTGCAGCACCTCTAGTGGGTGTTGTTGGAGCAGTAGAAGGAGTAAAAGGGAATAAAGAGGCTGGCATCACTAATTATGATGATTCCGTTGCTACAAAAGTAGTTAAAGCACCTGTATCAGCTGTTAGTGGAGTAGCTCTAGGTCTAGTAGCGAGCGCTCCTGGGTTTGCTTTAATGGCTGTTGAATCGGTAACAGACAACACTAGAGAGAAATTACGGAAAGAGAAGGCAGGTTTACAAACAGAACTAGATGGAATAACAAAAACTGCATCATCATTATCACTTATTGACTTTAGTATTGATGGAGCAAGTTCTTCTGGAACAAACAGAGAAGTTAGCTGTATATTAGGGATGGAATATGAGAATGAAATATTAAATTATCCTGAAGTATTAAAGGTTTTAACAGATAGTTTAGCTATAAATTATTCTGATGTTTTAGATAAGGTTGGTGGTTTTGACCAAGAATTTGTTAGAGAGGCTTGTTTGAGTGGGAATGTAGAGTTATTAGAAGAATGCTTTGGTAATTAGATTATCTATAAAGGCTTATTTTAAGCAGCTATGAAATGGGTTAGAGTAGTAGGAAAAAGACAGGGTATTATAACCTGTCTTTTTTTTTATGCTTGAGATATAAGAAAACCTTTCATTACAAAGGTTTGTCTTGGTAAGAGCTATAAATTTTATTTTTATAAAATATTGTTGAAATGATGCGTTATTTATGTTTTCTTAGAAAAAACTAATTTAATTATATAGGAGTGTTTATGGCCAAAAGTAGTAGCCAAGGTTGGGCATTAGATAGAGAAGGAGACGCTGAAAGGAATCAAGCAGCTAAGCAAAGAAAGTACGAAGAAGCCAGATTAAAGTTTGAGGAAGCAGAGAGGGTAACAACGGATGAGTCTGATAGGGCTACTTATAGAGATCACCAAGCATTAATGCTACAAAAGCTTGGGGATATTTTACACAGTAATGCTGATTACACTGGAGCGATTCAGAAGTATGACGCGGCAATAGCTTTAACCAATGATAAAGCATACCATGTTGATAAAGCAAATTCCTTAATAGAATTAGATAGATATCAGGATGCGATTACTTCATCCGAAGAAGCATTAAGGTTAGATAGTGATTATAATCTTGCTAAAGATATTAAAGCAACGGCACTTTGTAAACAAGGTTGGGCATTAGACCAAGAGGGAATTGCTGAAGGGAATCAAGCAACTAAGCAAAGAAAATATGAAGAAGCCAGGTTAAAGTTTGAAGAAGCAGAAAGGCTAACAACGGATGAGTCTGATAGGACTCTTTACAGAAAGAACCAAGCATTAATGCTACAAAAGCTTGGGGATATTTTAGATGAAATTGGCTCTACTATCCAATTACTAAGTGATATTGAGTATGATAATCCATTGCTTAATGATTCTAATTTTTTACAGTTATTTACTAAGACTTATGGAATGTCTGCTACGTCTCGTTTAATTGATCTAACTAGTGTATTAATTGAGGATCATAGAGAGGAGTTAAAAGAAATAGTATCCGATCCTGGAGCTATTGAGATTCTTGGTAATTTAATAGGAGAACAATACGATTTTAGTTGAAAGGTTTGTTTGAACCAATGTGAAGGTAAATGCCATTTGTTGCCAATTCTTTGCTTATCTCTTATACGCCTATCAGCAACATCTGTATTAGCATATTATGGACCGGTGTTAAGAACGAGGGTGTTTGGGACATTGGGATTAAAGTTTGTTAATAAAATAAGATTTACCTTATCGTTCTATCTTTTCTTGTAATAATTTTATCGTAACTATAAAATAGTTCACAATTATTCAAAAAGTAGCTAGACAATATCTAAAAAGTATTGTAATATGTAATTACAAACAAAATAGGGGGTCTAAGCGTAAACCTCAGATTTTTCCGAAATTAAATAAAGGATTAAAATTATGAAATTACCAATTATAAAAACGCTGGAAGACGGCGATAAAATTGTAAGTATGATGCCTGTTTATAAATACGATTCCGATTCTGATCGGGATTTTAAAGAACAAATCATAGAGGTCGCCTTAAAAAATGCTGAGCATTATGCAGAATGTCTGGAAAATTATGTTGATACAAACCAAGCTGACAAGTCAGTAGTTATTCAGCTAAAAGCAATAATCAATTACTATTTGTCTGCTGCTAGAACAGCAGAAGAAAACTTTTGTTAAGAAGCAGGACAGGTGTTAAGAAGGCCCGAGGGTAGGGAACGTGCGAAAATGGCAATCTTAAAAGGAAAGGAATAAAAAGGGAAGTTTGGCATAGTATGTTAGATGCTGATAATAAAAAATGGGATGAGGATTAGATGACCAAAGAACAAAAAGTTATTGTAAACGTTGAAATAGATGCAGAATTACTTGAGAAAATAGATCAAGAAGCGGCAAAAGATTTGCGAACAAGGAAAGCACAGGTGCTTTATATCATAAGAGAGCATTTTAACAAATCAGAGGAAAAATGAAAAAATTTACAAAACAGCAGGTAGATTTTATTTGCGACCAAATAGGCGAATGGTATGTGCAGTGGAAGAATCAGTTAGTTGATTATGAGACTAGAACTCACAGGTTAGGATTTGCTAAGGAAGAGCTTAAAGCAAGAATTTGTGGTGAAGAGTATAAGGATTTAGAGGATGAGTACGATATTAATCTTAAGACCAATCCTTGGGAAACTGAACCAGATTTTTTAGAGTTTGTTGATGAAAACACAGGATACAAATGTTTTATACAGCGACATCCAGAATTGAAACACTTATGCGGATATGTAGAATTACCTAAAAAGCATAAATTGTATGGTAGTTTTTCAGAAGAAAATTTTTATAACATTGAAGTACATGGTGGAGTAACCTATACAGGTAAAAGAGAATTTGAACAACAAAATTATATAGCAGACTATGTGCTAGGTTTTGATTGTGGGCATGCTGGTGATTTAGTACCAGGTGTTAAATCTTTTCATGAAGAAGTGTATAGAAATATAGAATACGTAACTAACGAATGTAAAAACCTAGCTAAACAATTGAAAGAGTTGGAGAATTGACGACAATACGAACTTAAGAAAGTCGTACCGACCCAGAAAATTCACTAACAAGTCGGTACGCCTACAGAAAAAATAATGATTAATTATGAAAAAATCATGCTCGAGAGCGTATAAAAAATTACCCCCTCTGTCAACGTGATTTTTTGTTAACGGCATCTTTTAGTTTTTGCCCTACTTTAAACTTTGGTTGGTTGTAGGCAGCTATTTTTAACGCCTCACCAGTTCTTGGATTACGACCTGACCTTGCTTCAATTTTACTTACAGAGAAACTACCAAAGCCAACGAGGGATATTTCCTTGCCCTCTCCCAAAGCATCAATTACCGAAGAAGTAAATATATCAATAGCTTTCTCTGCTTCTATTTTTGTGCATTTGTGTTGGTCTGCGATATGAGTGATAAATTCTGACTTGTTCATATATTACCTTTAAATTATAATTTGTTTTTAAGTTTTGCAATTTCTTCCAAGCTAAAACCGGTTACTGAAGAAATTAGCTTATCATCCAGATTCTGTTTTAGCATATTAAGAGCTGTTTTTTCAATACCCTTAACTTCACCCTCGGCTCTACCTTTGGCTTCACCCTCGGCTCTACCTCTAGCTTCAGCAGATACTATATAATCACGACCTTTCATGGAATCCATGACGTAGCTATCGTAAACCTCTCTTTCCTGATTGGTCATTTTTAATATACTTAAACGCTGTGCTACTTTCTGCATATAAGGAGACTTAAAATCCTCTTTTACCTCAGAGTGTTTCATTAAATATAACCACTCGTCGATTTCCTCTTTTATTACATCATCAAATAAAGGAATTGAAACAATAAAATATTCAGGGAAGATATTGTGAGCATCAAACGTATGCATCCCCCTATCTATTAAGTGAACGTCTATCGGATGCTTATGGTCTATTTCATGAAAAATTACCTTACCATGATGTAGGGGAGCTTTGGTATTTTTAAAAGGGAAGTATAGCAGATTGATATGGAACACTTTTTTGATTTGTAAGTAATCCTGATTTGCCCCGAGATTATCAACGATTAGCCTTGAGGTATTAAATACTGCTTTGTTTAGAAAAAGATCGGTATAAGCACGATCAATTTCAACTATATAGTTGTTACCTTGTTCATCTTCAACAATAACGTCTGCTATACTTCTTTTTAAATATCTGCTTTCCTTATTACTTTCGCTGTCAAGCAAGGATTTAATCTTAATGGGTTTATACCCTTCTGATGTAAGAAGAGCAGAGATAAACCCTTCGACTATTTCATAATCACCTTTATCTTTTAGAAGATACTTGATAGCGTAGTCAAAGCTGATTAGTGTTTTTTCCATATTAGTAATAATTTAAATGGACAACTTAACCCCAACTAGAGCTACAGTACCTTTTACCTTTCTTGCTTTTAAATTAGGATAAAACTCAGGTTTACCTTTGAGAGTATAAGCATGTATTTCAGCATAAGGTTTAAGCCCCGGTGCAAGTATATGACTTACGGCTAGTTTTACCGAGTTCACCTTATTTTTAAACTGCTCTGAGGCAAAATACGACAATGAAGTTGTCGTAGCAGTATTATTAGTATAGCTAATACCTGCGTTGTAATAATGAGACTTATTACCTGCTTTATGTAATTCCTTAGAAGTCAAGCTTTTACCAAAAGAGCCGTAACAGGCATTATACTTAAAATCACCTATTTTTAATTCTCCGCCGATATTATAAGCTTTTAAATCACTTAATTTATACTCCCCCAGTGGATTCTTATCGTCTTTATTGGCAAATTTCTTAATTTTACCAACAGATTTGCCGTATTCACCGGTTAGCGCCAGTTTTAATTCTGCTTCTTCAGTTAGTTTTTGCTCAAATACCATTCCGCCGGTTAGCGCATCCTTAACAGATTTATCAATTTCAAATCTGTCTAGTGTTGTTTCTTCAATTGCATATTTTGTTATGCCGTCTGATTTTACGGATGGCTTGTCTATGCCTGTATTAGCAGAATCAGGGGTGTAGGATATACCAAACTGCAATTTGCTAGAATCGGTTAAATCAAACTTAGGAGTATAATAATTTATTGTTCTTGGAGGCTCGCTGCTATAAGTTGCTGAATCTAAGCCGGCAGTTATAGAATCACCAAGGATAGTTTCCTCGGAAGTTAAAAATGATGGGCTAGCCTTTGTTCCTTGTTTTAAATACTCTATGCCTGTTTTTATATAGTTTGTAGGTATAGCTCCATCATTGATGGTCATGTTTCTTGCAACTGGGATTGGTGAGCCTGCTTCAATTTTCCCGAACTCATGTTCTAAGAATACATGAGAACCGTTATAATCATTGTTTACTTTTCTTTTTGTTGTAGGAACTAAGACAATTTTAGCGCCGTAAGTAATATCATTTGCCGTATTTGATATGTTAGCAAAAAAAGCTGAGTTATTAAAAAAAGCCATGCCTTTTTTATTAGCCGATATATTCTTCTCTGTTCCCTTTAGTTTACTTTGATTGCTAAATCCGCTTTCAAAGACGGCAAAAGCACCAAGTTTTACATTTAAATCCGATACTACAGGCAACGGATTACTAGCTAATGCCGTGCTACTTGCAAGTAAAACTCCAAGTAATAGTGATACTTTTTTAAAATTATTAAAATTTTAT